GGGGGGGGGGGGGGGGGGGGGGGGGGGGGGGCTACACTTTAGTTATATATACGCAACGTCCTTTTTTGGAGGTACCTCTATATATGGGTACCCCTAAGGATATTAGTCCCTAATATCTAGGGTATGACATAAGGTATAAGGATTAATAGTAGCAGGCTAGTGTCACAAGTAAAAAGTTAATTAAGTGTGTAATACTATATTATATGAGACGACACGGAATAACGCGAAGACGCAGAAAAAGAAAAAAGTGTACAGAGTGCTCTCCTATGGAGATGGCCTCTAGTTCTCCTATGAAGTACGTTCAGGAGGACGGTAGCCCACTTGCTGGATCTGACGCTGCAAAACAACAAGATAAGGATAAAGCTCTTAGTACGTGGGGCGAAGCGCATGGAGGTTTGACCGGTGGTATCGCGAGATACGCGGCTGGCGATGATCTTGGAGACATCGTAAAAGACGAATTAAAAAATCACGCGTTAATGGCTCTTTCTGGAGGCTTATACAATCCAGTAACAAAAATGGCGATCGAGGGTGTAAAGCATCTTCAGGAAGTAAAGAAAAGAAAAATATTCGAATCAGGCTACGAAGAATCCAACGTCGGGGCTATGGAAATATAAAGAATTAAACAATGGCTATAACATTAACACCAACACTAACATTATCGAGCACTGGCGGATCAAGTGGAGTTAGCGAAGACGAAACTCTAAGTCTAACCGTTACCGACACACTTTCTATTGGACAAGAGACACACGGTATATCTAGAACTACCGTGTCAACTACAGGCGCAAATAATATTGTACAGCCTCGTACAGACGGTCAGACGTACTATATATACGTAAAGCACACTGGCACGTCTGATGGAACTAGTGCAACAACAGAAACTTTAAACGTAGAGCTAACAGGTGACGTACCATTTGCAAAACTTGCTGCTGATGAGTTCTGTTTTCTGCCTTGTGGTGGCCATTCGTTAGGAGTACAACTACAAGCATCGTCTGGCTCTATTGTCGCAGAGTACGGATGGTGGGTGAAAGCATAATTAAATGGCATTTAAACTAAAAGCCGGTAATTCAGGCAACCCAATACATAAAAATTTCTCAACGTCATTTAAGCACGGCGGACATAACTTAGGAAAAGGCGTTCCTGAAGATACGCCTCACTATAACAAGGAGGGTGGAGCACACACAGGTGGTGACTTCTGGTTCGAGAAGCAAGGTGACGCATCTGGCTGGACGCAAAAAGGAGGTCGTGTAGAAACGACTGAAGTCCCGCATACACCAGAGGGAGATGCTTACTATGCTAGTTTATCAGATGAGGAGAAAAAAGCTGCAGACGAAAGGCAAATAGCAAGATCCTCTCAATTCATACCGCTAGAGGACGCGGGTGGTGAAACAATAGAGCCTATAACTCCACGAGTTGGGACTCTACCGTCTCCAGAAAGAGATTTTGAATTGAAACCCTCAACCTCTAGCATCAAAGAATACGCTGGTAAACAAGAAGAAGAAAAAGAAAGTAAAACTGGCGGTAATCTTAAGTACGAACTTAAGCAGGTAGGGAAAGGAATTAAACACGGGGCTAAGCAAATTGGCACTGATGTAGGGAAATTCATCAAAAACATTGGCAAAGGTGTTGGAAAATGGTGCGACGCATACGGCTGTTACGAAGGAGAGATGCCTCAAAGCACAACGGAAACAGGTGATGACCCCGCTTTTGCTAAAAAATACGGTAAATCTACAAAAGGACGTGGATATACTATGAAAAACTGTAAATAAAGTAGGGAAAATCCCTATACCAAACATAAAACCATAAATAATGACCTATTTATACTACAAGACGTCGACTTCGACGCACACAATGAAGCCAAGTAAACAAGAAATTGAGCAATGGACGCACATGTCTGACAAATCTAACTGGCGAATTACCCAATTACCTAACGGATACTACCAAACAGAGGTTTCTCACCCTGCAATTGACGATAATTGGCACTCTGTAACCCGTAGAGAGACCATGGAAGGTGCAGAATCCGCGATTGACGGCAGTATCGACTACTTTTCTAAAAAATTAGAGGCTACAAAAGGGCCGAAAGTAGTAAAAACTTTTTAATATAAGAAATATGGCATTTAAAATGAAAGGCAGCCCTATGCACCGTAACTTCGGTGTTGGCAGCGCAACAAAAAAGCGTGGCGAAGATATGGAAGAGATGGAGAAAATAGACGCTACCGCTGCGTTTGATCCAGAGGGAGACGGTACAGGGGGAAGTGGTAAGAACTGGCAAGCAGCAATTAGTCTACAGCAAGAGACTGATACAACCATTGGCGCTGATAAAAGTCTTAAGACGGGCGGATCTACTGTAGCTGATACTGTAAGTACTGACAAAAAGAAAAAAAGAAAGAGAAAAAACAAGTAATCATGGCATTTAAAATGAAAGGCTTCCCAAAACAGTCAGGTGTAGGTGGCGTTGAGGCTGAAGAGCGTAAAATAGAAAACATACCGACTAGCGCCCCTGGCTCTCAAAACCCTAGTTTTCCTGAAGTTTTGTATACCACAGACGGTAAAGCTGTGAAAAGTCAGAGCTTAGACGAAGGGGAGATGCCACTTAAGCCTAGTTCAGACAAGAACGGTAAATATATAACTTATCCTGGTAGAGGAAGACTCTACTACAAAAATCCAACAAACTAATATGGCATTTAAAATGACAGGCTACTCAGCCTTTGATAAAGAAGACCCTAAAACTATGCGCGTAGAAGTTGATCGCGTAGGATCTGATGGTGGAACCTTATGGGTAAATACGAATGAAGGCCCGCGTAAAGTTAAAGGCGGCGCTGCAGGTATCGCTGAAATTCAAGCAGGCGACATGGTGACAGTTAACGTTGGAGGCGGTGGTATGCTAACATTAGACGCTAAGGCTGCTGACGACGACGCAACTCACGACTTGCGTAAAAAAAAGACTAAAGCTAGCGCATAAGCTAACTACTATAATTTAATTTAATTTACTATAATTCATGGAATACAACTTACCTAGTGAGTTGATCAAACGTTTAGACTTTGGTCAAACCGCTAAAGAAAAAGTAATAGCTGGCGTACATAAGCTAGCACAAGCCGTAAAGAGCACATTAGGCGCATCGGGTAAATGCGTAATATACGAGGATGCTCGCGGCCGACCGGTGATCACAAAAGACGGAGTAACCGTTGCCCAAAGCGTAGTCTTATATGATCCGGTTGAAAACATAGGTGCTACCCTTATTAAAGAAGCAGCTAACAATACAGTGAAAGAAGCAGGCGACGGTACCACTACGGCTACCGTCCTTGCTGAAGCACTACTTAAAGAGGTAAACAAAGAAAAATATGCTGATGAATCTATTAGAGAAATCAAAGCAGGTATTAGTTCAGGCTTGGAGAAAGTTGTTAAACATCTTGAAGACAGGGCTATTGAAGTTGAAGGGAGCATGCTTAGCGCTGTTAGCGCGATTAGTTGCAATAATGATAAAGCCCTTGGAAGCGTTATTGCAGAGGCTTACGAAAAAGTAGGTAAGCATGGTGTCGTACTTATGGAGGAAGGTGACACCGAAGACACGCATGTGGAGTTAGTTGACGGAGTGCAGGTTGATTGCGGGCTTACGTCTCCGCACTTTGTCACTAACACTGATAAGCATTTAGCAGAACTAGATAATCCCTACGTATTAGTAGTATCTAGTTTAATACCTAACGTACGCAAAATACAAAACGTGTTAGAGCATGTCATCAAGACTGGACGAGCTTTACTTATCATAGCTCCAGTAGATCAGCAAGTGAAAGCCGCGTTGATGATGAACAAGGTTAAAGGCAATATCAAAGTTAATATTATTGACCTACCTGGCTTTGGACCTACTAGAAAAGATGCTACAGAAGATTTAGCTATATTAACAGGCGCTACTATTATTAACGAAGAACTAGGTGATGATCTAGATCTTATTAGTGTAGATCATTTAGGAGAAGTAGAATACGCCGTTACTAGCGATACTAATACAGTTATAACATTAGATGGTGTAACTGAGGATATAGAAAATAGGATTAAAGAGGTTAATAACAAAATCGCTGAAGAGAAAAACGGTTTTATTAAGAAAAAGCTAGAACAACGTCTAGCGACTCTTTCAGGTTCAGTAGGTATTGTTAAAGTAGGTGCTGCTTCAAAAGTAGAGCTTAAGGAAAAGAAAGATAGAGTCGAAGACGCTATATATGCTACAAAGGCCGCGCTGCGAGAAGGTATTATTCCTGGTGGAGGTTCGGCGTTATGGTGGGCTTCTAAAAAAATTAAACCCACTAACGTGGGTGAGGAGATTCTCCTTGAGGCTATTAAGTCTCCAATGCTGACTATCCTAGATAACGCAGGTCTTACTAATGCTAAGTGTGATGGTAAAGACTATTGCGGTATTGATGTTATATCTGGTAAATGTACAGATATGCTAGACGTAGGAATAGTAGATCCGGTTTTGGTAACAAAATCGGCGCTGAAAAATGCTGTATCAGTAGTATCAACTATTATATCAGCTGATTGTGTAATTTCAAACGCTAGAGCAGATGAGAGCAATCAATGATTATATAGTGGTAGATAAGCAGAAAGCAGGGCCTAAAAAGATTGGAGGTCTTATTCTCACTGAAGATCTAGATCAAGACAATAGATATGTTAAGGCTACAATTATATCTACAGGAAACTTAGTTGAAGGCTTAAAAGATAACGATGTTATATATTACGACAAACACGCTGGGCATGGTATAACCTGGGCAGATACAATGTACCATGTGATCCGAGCAAGAGATGTTGTGTTAGTGGAGTAACTACTTCGCTAAACGTGTGATATATATATTAGACCTAAACCTTAAATCACAAACCCTAAACGGTAAATCTTAAACAATTAATAAATAAAAATTTAAAAATGACAAACGGAAATTTTTTGTATTTTGCGGAATCAGACGTAGAGACTGGTGGCCACATTGATGGTGAGCCAGAAGCTATTTGTTTTCCTGCAAGCGCATACATTGGCACTTTCCCTAGAACTGCTACTTCAGTCCTTGTAAAAGCAGAGGCTGGCGGTTATCAGTACAGTTTAATCATGGGCACTAACACCGGTAAGAATAAAGAGGTTGTTAAGGCTATGGATTCGATCGTGTACGCTAACGCGTCTCAAGGAAAGATGATCACTGTGTATGATGCTGAGGCTGGTACAGTTAAAGAAGCTAGAATCAACAAAGCCCTACAAGGTCTTGTGACAAGCGTTGCTGGGTTTAGTTGTAGGGCTGTAGGTCCTATTGAAAACAAGGTGAGCACTACTGCTAGTGATTTTGGAAACTACGGAGCCGGTGTAGTAGGCACTAGCGCTACTCAACCAACTCCGCTAAACTACACTTGGCGACATGGTTCTGGTTACATAACAGAAACGTTTATTGATATAACGGGTCTTGGTAGTGCTAATGACGCTGGTGATGCGATTGGACTCGCTGCTGGTGGTAGAGCTTTTTTCTCAGTAGGTAAACCGCAAGCCGCGGCTGTAGTTCCATATAAAGTGGAAATGACTTGCCTTGTTGTTCCAACATCTGGATCTAACAACTTGACGGATATTGATCTTTACGCTAACTCTTCTGCTGACATTGAGTATGACGGCGCTGTTGATGGCGGTGGTGGTGATCAACTAATTAACAGTGGAACTTGGACAAAAGGTAAGACTTTAGTTCAAGAAGACAATGTAAACGATACGGTTTTAAACAAACCTCTTTATCTAGCCGCAGGTGCGACTCACAGTGGCGCTAACACGTTTACGGCGGGTAAGTATGTCGTAAGAGTATACTGGGTATAATAATAACATTTAAAAAATAAAGAAATTATGGCAAGATTATTATTTGCAAGCGGCGCTGGAATTGACGCTACAGGAAGAACGATAGACGCATGCTCAGTAGATGGAAGTGAACTTATAGGTGTAATGCCAGTAAGCGCTACTACTACAGAGGCAATTTTTAGAACTGACAACGGTTACGCACCTAACACTACAAGAGTCGTTTTTACTCACGACGATACGCACGCTGTAGAAAGTGGCGCGTCAGGTCATAGAGTTAGAGAAATTGCTGAGGTATTAACTAAAGCAGCTTCTGCTGGCCCACACTCAGTTGTGGTAGATGTACTTGATTTTGACAATAACGTTAAAACACCAGGTTTAAACTTTGTGACTGGAATTAGTATCGAAGCTATGTCTGGATACTTCTGGAACACGTAAGATGAGACTGACAGCGCAAGATTTGCGTGATATGAATATCCTTAAGTATTACAGGCTCACGCGTAAGTGGGCCTGTAAGACTTATGGATTAACTGATGCTGATCTAGAGTTACTTATATATCTAGATCACAAGGGTAGATTTACCCGCAACGAATTTATCGAGGGTGCTTACACATATTCTTGGGATAAGAAAAGGTGGGAGAAACTTCGATCAGCTGGCTGGATAGAAGTTTGGCGACATAGAAATAGAACGAGTATTAAATACTCTGTATTTAAAACGTCGTTTAAATGCTCACAGCTAGTAACACGAATATATCGCATATTACTAGGCGAAGAAGATATGCCAACTTCTGAACGTAGTATTTTTTACAACAATAAATCGTATACAGATAAAGTCTATAACAAAGCTATAGACGATATGATACGAGATAAAGACAGATAACATGGCTTTTAAAATGAAAGGGCCTTACCACAAGGCTTTTAAAAACGTTGGTAAATCAGGTATGAATGAAGAACCTTATAAAAAAGTTAAGCATAAGTCCAAAGAAAACGAAGGATGGAGTATGACTATTGAAAAAGGAGGTTCTTCAAAAGAGAAAACAGTCGTAAAGTAATGGCTTTTAAACTCGGTCGTAAACCTTTACCTGGCATTGCTCACAACGGTCAACTAAATAAGAAACTTAACATTAAGCACAAAGATCTTGAAGAAGGCACTGTAGCAGAGGCTGTTAATGGCAACGAAATGGTAATAGACAAAGACGTACCTAAAGACAGTAGATTATACAAAGAAGCCGTAGCTCATGAGGCTGTTCATTGTAAAGAAATGGCTGAGGGCAGAATAGCTTATGGAAAAGACTGGGTTAGATCAGACGGTAAGACTTACCCTAGAAAAGACGGTAAGATAAAGTATAACGGCGAGTGGCACGAAGAGGGAAGCGAAGTATTTCCTTGGGAGCAACGAGCTATGAACGCAGAAAAATATGTCTAAATTCGCAAAAAGATTTTGTAAAAAATCACCGTTTAAACACGCGGTTACAGCTAGTGGGCACAAGCACGTTGATGCTAAAGCGCCAAAAAAACCTGCGCCAGCTGGCGAGGTTGATAAATCAAAGTTAGAATTATTATAGTATGTTTGAAATATTTAAAGACAATAACGAATGGAACGAAAAAGCAATAGTGGGCTTTGTAGCCTTTGCCCTTATGGTGGTGGTGATGCTTGTGGATACTGTATCTGGGGCCGTAGGTAAAGATTTAATAATTAACGAATTTGTATACAACTCTTTTGTGTGGGTGGTTTTGGGATCGTTTGGAATTAGTGGTGTAGAAAAGTTTGCAAAGTAATGGATTTTATTGATAGAAACTGGGTGTTATTTGAAGCTAACGAGATTAGCTCTATAATGTATAATAAGATGCACGAAAACTCTGCGGATGATCTTATATATAACGCAGACAGATCTAAAGCGTTTGGATCATTTTCTACATGCTCTGGTTGTAAGACACCTACATTTTTATCAGGTAAAACTATATACAGTTTCGAGGAGTTTGCGAATACACTTAACACATCTTGGTAATGAACTTTTTAACTAATTTATTTTCCGCTGGAGCTACTGAACTGGTTAAAGGTGTAGGTGGTGTATTAGATAACCTCACTACTTCTAAAGAAGAAAAGCTTGAAGCAGAACAAAAGATAAAAGAATTAGTAGCCAACTACGAAGTTGAGATGGAAAAGAATATTACATCTCGATGGGAGGCGGATGCAAAATCTGACTCATGGCTTTCAAAGAACGTAAGGCCTATGGTTCTTATATTCTTAATAGTATGCACGATGCTATTGATATTCATTGATGCTGGTGCAATCAATTTTAACGTGAAGGATTCTTACGTGGACCTTCTTCAATTAGTATTAATAACAGTGATCGGTGCATACTTCGGTGGTAGATCACTAGAAAAAGTAAAAAAATAATTATGAGTAAATTTTTTCAAGCAGTAGTTAGGCCTGAAATGACTGTTACGGCTTTAAACGCTGGCAACATAACCGCTGGACAAATTCTATTTGACTTCGCTCAGTTTGATATACCTAATGGATCTGCTAGATTTTTAGGTGGTCACTGTTTGTATAGAGGTAAAAACGGAGCAGATTACACTCCAGTTGATTTTGAAGTATATTTTGCAAAGTCAGACAAAAATGGAACAGCTCCATTTCTTTCGGCTGATAGACGTGGTAGTGTAGATTCAACCTTAACTCAATGCGGTGCTGCGGATTTAATTCAAAGTAGAACTTACGTTGACGCAAGCGTGGCTAGTAATGGCACTAGTTTAATATATGGCAACACAATTTTGATAGAGGCCTCTGGTGGTGCTTCTACATCTTCAACAATGCAAGATCTAGTAGTTACACCTATTTTCCAGGGAGTACCTAACACAGGTTCAGGCACGGGTTACACCAGTTTATACATGGCTGGTATATCTAAGGGTAATCATAACTGGGGACCTTCAACAATGACTGTTGATGGCACGATGTCTACAGATAGTCCAATACTTACTGTTGCTGATCTAGACGCAACAATAGCTTTAGCGCCTGGTGATATTTTAAGAGACGAAGATGACAATTTACTTGGTACGGTTAAACGTGTGGATAGCGCTACTCAAATAACGTTAGAAGATAATTTAGCCAACGCAAGCGCAGACGATAAGCTGGTTTTCAATACGACTCCTCTTACATTCGTGCTTGGATTTGAGCAATAAACAATAAACAATTTTAATTTAATACAATTTAATTATGGGAAAAAAGAAAGAAAAGGTCATTGACCTAAAGCCAGAGAAGATCTCTGAAGAAGAGCTTAAAGAATTACAGCAAGTTGTAGCTGCTATTAATAAGTTGCAGTTTGATATTGGAACAATGGAAGTTCAAAAGCATAACGCTTTACACGCGTTGTTTCAAGGTAATGATAAGCTAAATGCAATGCAAGATAAATTTAATGAAGAGTACGGTACTGGTGATGTGAATATTCAGGATGGTACTATAAATTACAAAGAAGATGAGCCATCTGATTCGTAAGATAACGATAGGTAAAGATTATAAAAATGATGCCATGCACTATTCTGTTGGACAGGAAGTGTATGGTGGTCATACCATTTGTGATATACTAGAGGAAAAAGAAAAATACTCAGTATATATTAGAAAGGGTGAAGCTGTAATTCCGTGGAAAGACTTTAATAAGAACATGGCTATATCAGTTGAGTATAATCTTGAGTATTAATGCAAGCACTCTATAATTTTGTTGTAGAACCTATAGGTGAAAGATACAACAATAATAAAAAAGTAGGTGATAAAGAACTAATACTTAACACAGAAATATTTAACCATCAATATATAAATCGAGAGGCCGAAGTTAAAATAACACCTCGTATAGGCTGTAACGATATTGATGTTGGAGATAAAGTTATATTGCACCATAACGTCTTTAGACGATGGCACAATATAAAAAGCAAAGAAAAGAACAGTAGATCTTACTTTAAGGAAAATCAATACTTTGTAGCTCCAGATCAAATATTTTTGTATAAAAAAGATAAAGACTGGATTTGTCCTAATGGTTATTGTTTCATACAACCTATAAAAAGTAATGACAACTTTGACGTAGAAACTGAGAGACCGCTAATAGGTGTTGTTAAGTATTCTGACGGAACTGTTAACGTTGGGGATCTAGTTGGTTTTAACCCTAGCAGTGAATTTGAATTCGTTGTTGATGGGCAAAGAATGTACAGAGTGTTATCTAAATATATTACAATTAAATATGAATATCAAGGAGACGAAGAAGAGTATAATCCAAGCTGGGCACAGAGCAGTTGAAGAGTTGATCAAGGTAGCTAAAGAAGCTATTGTTGATTCAGACGATGATATATCAGCTGACAGACTTAAAAACGCCGCTGCCACAAAGAAGCTTGCTATCTTCGACGCCTTCGAGATATTAAACAGAATCCAAGAAGAAGAAAATCTTTTAGAAGGTAAAGCACCTGAAGAAAAGAAAGAGAGAGTATTTAAGGGTTTTGCTGAGGGTAGATCTAAATAATGTACGAGCAGACTTTATATAAGATAATAGAACCTATAAAGAAAACAACTCTTACTAGATTAAATAGAGGTAAGAAGTGGAAGTACGGTTATAACAAAGAGCACGACTTAGTAGTTCTTGCAAATAACGGGGTTATAGGTGATATATACGAAATACAAGGATTAAAGATAGCTTTGCCCAAAGCACCAAAAAACGTATTTAAACACGAGAAAAATAAGTGGGTTAAACAAGAGTATCCTAAAGAGCTATCTCGTATTAAAAATATATTCGACTGGAGAAACTATCCAGACGAGCAGAAAGAAAACTGGCACGACTATATTGACGAAGAATTTAGACGTAGAGAAGAAGGGTTCTGGTTCACTAATAACGGAGTGCCAACATACATAACGGGTACACACTATATGTACCTACAATGGAGTAAGATTGACGTTGGAGCTCCAGACTTTAGAGAGGCGAACAGACTATTCTTTATATTTTGGGAAGCCTGTAAAGCTGACAAGAGATGCTATGGGATGTGCTACCTTAAAAACCGTCGTTCAGGTTTCTCGTTTATGTCATCAGCTGAAACAGTTAACTTAGCCACTATATCAAGTGATAGTAGATATGGGATCCTTTCTAAGTCTGGTGCCGATGCAAAGAAGATGTTTACTGATAAAGTAGTACCTATATCAATAAATTACCCATTCTTCTTTAAACCTATACAAGATGGTATGGATCGTCCAAAATCCGAACTTGCGTATAGAGTTCCAGCTAGTAAATTTACTCGTAAAAAAATACAAGTAAACGAACAGCTCGAGGAGATAGCGGGTCTTGATACTACAATTGACTGGAAGAACACGGGTGATAATAGCTATGATGGTGAAAAGCTAAATTTGCTAGTACATGATGAGAGTGGTAAGTGGGAGAGACCTGATAACATATTAAACAACTGGCGAGTTACTAAGACCTGTCTAAGGTTAGGTAGTAGAATCGTCGGTAAGTGCATGATGGGTAGTACCAGCAACGCGCTTGATAAAGGTGGGGATAACTTTAAAAAACTGTACAATGATTCTGACGTATCAAGACGAAATGCTAATGGACAAACGAAGTCTGGCCTTTATTCTCTCTTTATCCCAATGGAATGGAACTATGAAGGATTTATTGACGAGTACGGACTTCCAGTCTTTGATAATCCAGGTGATGATGTACGATATGGACCAGACGGTGAATTAATAGACGTAGGTGTAATAACAAGTTGGGAAAACGAAGCGGAAGGTTTAAAAGATGATCAAGACGCGTTAAATGAGTTTTATCGTCAATTTCCTAGAACTGAAGAGCATGCGTTTAGAGATGAGACTAAAAACAGTATATTTAATTTAATTAAAATATACGAGCAAATAGATTTTAACGAAGCTAGCAGACATAGCGCTCATGTTACTACTGGTAGTTTTGGTTGGGTAAATGGGGTAAGAGACACACAAGTTGTTTTCCACCCTGATCCATCAGGTAGATTTAAAGTGAGCTGGGTTCCTCCAGGTCATTTACAAAATAAACAGATTGTAAAAAATGGAGTTAGATACCCTGCAAATGAGCATATCGGAGCCTTTGGCTGTGATAGTTACGACATTAGTGGTACTGTTGACGGTCGTGGTTCGAAAGGCGCATTACACGGACTAACAAAGTTTTCTTTAGAAGAAGCGCCATCAAGCACTTTTTTCTTAGAGTATATAGCTAGACCACAAACCGCAGAGATGTTCTTTGAAGATGTTTTAATGGCACTAGTGTTTTACGGTATGCCGCTACTCGCAGAGAACAATAAACCTAGACTACTATACTATCTACGCCGCAGAGGCTATAGAGGATACAGTATGAACAGACCAGACAAAACTTTGAGAAAGTTATCTGTAGCCGAACGAGAGGTTGGAGGTATACCAAACTCAAGTGAAGATATTAAACAGGCTCACGCAGCCGCTATTGAAATGTACATACAGAACTATGTAGGACATTTAGGGGACGGTGATTTTGGCACGATGTATTTTAATGATACATTACTGGATTGGAGCAGGTTTGATATAAACAAAAGAACAAAGTTTGATGCGTCTATAAGTTCTGGCTTAGCCATCATGGCTTGCAATAGACATTTATACGCACCAAACGCTAAGACTCAAAAAACACCTTTGAATTTGAATATAGCAAAATATGACAATGAGGGATTTATGTCTCAAATAATTAAATAGATATGGCGGAAAACGTACACGTTAACTTTCCTTCTCAAGCAGTACCTGACCTAGAAAAGATGACGCCTGAGTATGGGCTTAAGGTAGCGAAAGCAATTGAACAAGAGTGGTTCACAGACGCCAACTCTAATAGATATATGGATACTAAAAATAGTTTCCATAGATTAAGACTGTATGCTAGAGGAGAACAATCTATTCAAAAATATAAAGATGAGTTATCTATTAACGGTGATTTATCTTATCTTAATTTAGATTGGAAGCCAGTACCAATTATACCTAAATTTGTGGATATCGTAGTTAACGGTATGGCTAATAGAATGTTTACCATTAAAGCTTATTCACAAGATCAATACGGTGTAAGTAAGCGTACTGAGTACATGGATTCTCTTTTATTTGACATGAAGTCTAGAGAGTTCAACGATCAGGCACAAGAGATGTTTCAAATCGATTTATATAAAAACGATAAAGAACAACTACCAGACACCGAAGAAGAACTAGCATTACACATGCAGCTCAATTATAAGCAAGCTGTAGAGTTAGCTGAAGAACAGGCTATAAATGTGTTGCTTGAAGGTAGCAACTATAATAACATTAGACAGAGGTTTTTATATGATCTTACTGTTCTTGGTATTGGTTGTATAAAAACAACTTTTAACTGGAGTGATGGCGCAAAAGTAGAATACGTAGATCCAGCTAACATTGTTTACTCTTATACTGATTCACCTTATTTTGAAGATATATACTATATTGGTGAAGTAAAAACAATACCTATTAATGAGTTGGCTAGAGAGTTTGATCACTTAACTGAACTAGATTTAGAAGAGATACACGAAAGCTCAAGCAATAGATATATAGGGGCTAGGCGTATACATGAGTCTGATAAAAACAAAGTTCAAGTTCTATACTTTAACTATAGAACACACATGAACGAGGTTTATAAAATTAAAGAAACTACTACCGGAGGTTATAAAGCTATAGAAAAAAGCGACTCATTTAACCCTCCTGCTCAAGTAGTAGGTAACTACTCTAAAGTACAAAGAGCCGTAGAATGTGTTTTTGAGGGCGCTGTCGTTTTAGGTACAGATAAATTACTAAAGTGGAACAAGGCTGAAAACATGATGCGAGCAAAGAGTGATTTTAACAAAGTTAAAATGAACTACTCTTTAGTTGCACCAAGGATGTACAATGGTAAAATAGAATCTTTAGTTAGTAGAATTACGGGGTTTGCTGATATGATTCAGCTTACACACTTAAAGCTGCAGCAAGTGATGTCGCGCATGGTACCGGATGGAGTATACCTTGATGCTGACGGACTTGCTGAAGTAGATTTAGGTAACGGCACAAACTATAATCCACAGGAGGCACTTAATATGTTCTTCCAAACTGGTAGTGTAATTGGTAGATCGTTTACACAAGACGGCGATCCAAACCCTGGTAAAATACCTATTCAACAGATATCCAACGGTCAAGGGGCTGGAGCTAAGCTACAAGCTTTAATTGGTAATTACAATTATTACTTACAAATGATCCGTGATGTAACGGGTTTAAATGAGGCTAGAGACGGTAGTATGCCAGATGAAAGGTCTTTAGTTGGCGTTCAAAAATTAGCAGCAGCAAACTCTAATGTTGCAACGCGCCATATATTACTAGGATCAATGTTCTTAACTACCGAGGCGGCTGAAGCTTTATCTCTTAGAATATCTGATATACTAGAATACTCGCCAACGGCCGATGCATTTGTGCAAGCTATAGGTGCTCACAACGTAGCTACATTAAAAGATATGGCGGAGCTATACTTGTATGATTTCGGTATATTTATTGAGCTTGAACCTGACGAAGAAGATAAACAGCTATTAGAAAACAACATACAAACAGCTCTTGCACAACAGTTAATAGATTTAGACGATGCTATAGATATACGTGAAATAAGAAACATTAAGTTAGCAAATCAACTATTAAAAGTAAAGCGTAAGAAAAAACAAGAGCGTGATCAGAAAATTCAAGAGCAGAACATGCAAGCGCAAGCACAAGCAAATGCGCAAACTCAACAAGCCGCTGCTCAAGCTGAGATACAAAAAAATCAGGCAAAAACTCAAGCGGACATCCAAATAGAAACTCTTAAGTCTCAAAACAAGATAGCTCATCTTCAAGAGGAAGTTAAACTAAAGAAAGAGTTAATGGCTTACGAGTTCCAACTTAACAATCAGATAAGAGAACAAGAGCGAGCTTCCAACGAAAGAATGGAGACAATGAAGGAGCAGGGTAAAGATAAGCGAGAAAAAGCGAAAGCAACTGCTAAAAGATTTGAATCTTCAGGTAATGATGTATTAGGAGGCGGAATGGGTTTAGATAAGTTTACCCCACAAATAGGTAATTAATTATATAATATTTTATTATGGAACAAAATAATCAAACAGATCTTGAGGAGGTGATCCAAGAGGTCGAAAACGAAACACCACAAGAAGAGGCTGTAGAACAAACGCCTGAACTTGATTTAGAAAAATTTGACAGCAAAGATGACCCAGATGTTATTAAAGTTGATTTAAGCAAACCACCAACCAATGAAACTAAAGAAAGTAACCCTGACGACTCAGGAGTGGCTGGAGTCGATGAAAGTCCCGAGCCCACACAAGAACAAGAAGAAGTACAACCGCAAGGAGAAGTACAAGGAGAAGTACCAGTACTAGAGGAAGTAACAGAGGAAGAAGTTGAAGAGTTTAAAGAAGAGGTTAGCGAAGCTATAGATGAAGCCAAAGCTTCTGGCGAGCCACTTCCAGAAAACGTTCAAAAGCTTATTGACTTTATGGCTGATACTGGAGGAGATCTCGAAGATTACGTTAGGTTAAATAGGAATGTCGAGGATATTGATGATCAAGACGCTCTTAGAGAATACTATAAAGTTACTAAACCTCATTTATCTACTGAAGAAGTAGAGTTTTTATTAGAAGATAAATTCTCTTATGATGAAGACGTAGATGGCGAGAGAGATATTAAAAGAAAGAAGTTAGCCAGAAAAGAGCAAGTTGCAGAGGCTAAAGCCTACTTAGACGGGCAAAAGTCTAAATATTACGAAGAAATTAAAGCTGGAAGTAAGTTGACAGAAGATCAACAGAAGGCAATTGATTTTTTCAACAGATACAATAAAGAGTCAGAGCAGACTCGTAAGATAGCTGAAAAAGGTAAATCTATTTTTAAACAAAAAACCGATCAGGTTTTTAATGACAAGTTCAAAGGTTTTGAATATAACGTCGGAGATAAAAAATATAGATTTAACGTTAAAGACGCGGATAGGGTAAAGGAATCACAAAGTGATATGAATAATTTCATCGGAAAGTTTCTTGATGAAAATCAAAACATGAGTGATGCTAAAGGTTACCATAAAGGTTTGTTTACAGCCATGAATCCGGATGTCGTAGCTCAGCATTTTTATGAACAAGGAAAAGCGGATGCTATTAAAGAAAGTATGGCAAAAGCAAAAAACATTAACACGTCAGCAAGATCAACTCATAACGAGGCTCAAACTAGCGGGTTAAAGTTTAGAGTTCTAGGTGATGATTCTGATTCTTTAAAGTTCAAAATTAAAAGAAAAAAATAACAATTAAAAATTACTTAAAATGTCTATTACAGCAGGAGGTAGTTTAAACAGCGTAGCTTTACCAAACAAAGTAGCTACAGCTCAAAACTACCTAGATTTTACAACAGCAAACGACGGTTGGGCTAAACAATACCTACCGGAAGTTATGGAAAAGGAAGCTGAGGTGTTCGGTAACAGAACAATCGCAGGATTCCTTTCGCAAGTAGGCGCAGAAGAGGCAATGATGTCTGACCAAGTTATTTGGTCTGAGCAGGGTCGTTTGCACCTATGTTTTACAGGTACTATTAACACCCAAAGTTCGGTTATTCATATCAATAATGATATTGATGGAACTGGTGATCCAGCAGCTAACCAACCTATCCGTGTTAACGATCAGGTTCTAGTTGCGATCGATGATTCAGGTGTTACTAATACTTTAATGTGTCACGTACAGTACGTAGACGGCGATGATATCACAGCAACTCCTTACGGATACGAAAACTGGGATGATCACACTTCTATTGCTACTGAAACTGGTACTGGTACAACTTGTACAGTTCTAGTTGTTGGTTCTGAATACGGAAAAGGTACTGATGGACCAGCTTCTTCAAACTCTCCAGCGCACAAGACGTTTACTCAAAAGCCTATTATCCTTAAGGATAAGTACACGGTTAACGGATCTGACACAGCTCAGATTGGTTGGGTAGAAGTTTCTGGAGAAGATGGAACTGGAGGTTACCTATGGTACCTTAAGGCAGAAGGTGAAACTCGTATGCGTTTCACAGATTACTTAGAAATGGCTATGCTTGAGTCTGTTCTTCCTGATTCAACTAACTCTCACGTTATTGACGCAGGAGCTGCTAGCTCTGTAGCTGATTCTCTTGGTACTAACTCTGGTCACGAAGGTCTATGGGCTGCTATCACTTCTCGTGGTAACGTGTCTACTGGTATCGACGGCGTTAACGCTGCTACTGACTTAGCTGAATTCGATTTAATTCTAGCTGAGTTTGATAAGCAAGGCGCTATTGAGGAGAACATGCTATTCTGCAACAGAAGCGTTTCTCTAGCGGTAGATGATATGCTTGCATCAATGAACTCTTACGGTTCAGGTGGAAGTTCTTACGGAGTGTTTGATAATGACGAAGATATGGCTCTTAACCTAGGATTCTCTGGATTCCGCCGTGGGTCATACGACTTCTACAAGTCAGACATGAAGTACTTGAACGACCGTGGAACTAGAGGAGCTATCAACGAGAAAGATCCTACTAATGCAATTCGCGGATGTTTCATTCCAGCAGGAGTGTCTTCAGTATACGATCAAATGTTAGGTAGAAACCTTAAGCGTCCGTTCTTACACGTACGTTACAGAGCTTCTCAAACTGATAACCGTCGTTTCAAGACTTGGGTTACTGGTTCTGTAGGAGCTGCTACATCTGATCTTGACGCTATGACAATTAACTACCTATCTGAAAGGTGCTTAATTACTCAAGGCGCTAATAACTTTATGCTACTTAAAGGGTAACATGTATATTTCGTAAAGAGCTGGGGCGCTAACGCGTCCCGGCCCTTTATATTATTTTTTATTTTATTATATTATGGCAAAGAAAAAACCAACACCAGCTGTTGCACAAGAAACTGTGGCAGCTATGGAACAGTCGTTTGAAAATGAAGTTAAAGTAGCTTCTACTCCAAAAGACTCTAAACCCGATGTTAACAAGAAGTGGGAAATTAAAGATAGAGATTACTATCTTGTAGGTAAAGCAAAACCCTTAACGTATTCGATTAAATCATCTAACATATATTACTTTGACGAGGAGTTGGGATATGAAAGAGAGTTAAAGAATACTTCCAATCAACGAACTTGTTTTGTTGATGAAATGAAAGGTGACCAAAGATTAGAGCATATTGTTTTTAGAAACGGTGTTCTACGTGTACCTAGAAATAAAGTAGCTTTACAAAAATTACTTTCTTTATACCATCCATGGAAGGGCAACGTATATGACGAATACAATCCAGTTAGCGTAGCAGTAGACCAGGTTGCAAGTATAGAGCTAGAAATCGAAGCGCTTAATACCGCTCAACAGCTAGATATTGACTTGGCAGAGGCTGTATTACGTGTAGAGATTGGTTCTAGAGTATCAGAGATGAGTTCTAAGGAACTTAAACGTGATTTACTACTATACGCTAAGAGAAACCCTGGTTTGTTCTTAGAATTAGTTAATGATGATAACGTTCAGTTAAGAAACGTTGGTATCAGAGCTACGGAAAGAGGGCTTATTAAGTTATCTTCCGATCAAAGAACGTTTAAGTGGGCTTCTAACGATAGAAAGTTAATAACAGTTCCTTTTGACGAACACCCTTACTCAGCGCTTGCCGCCTGGTTTAAGACTGACGAAGGTATGGAGGTATTTAAGAATATCGAAAAACGATTACAATAATAATCACTTAGTTGGGTGGCCACCCTTCGGGGTGGTCACTAAACTATAAAAAACGAATTATGGCAGTAAGTGTAGATACAGTTTATCAAAGAGTTTTAGCTCTTGCTAATAAAGAGCAAAGAGGTTATATTACTCCGCAAGAATTTAACTTGCTAGCCAATCAGGCTCAATTAAGTATATTTGAGTCTTACTTTTACTCAAGAAACCAAAGAGATAGATTAGAGCCGGACGTTGGTATTGAAACTGACGAGACGGATATATCTGAACTAATAAGCAAAAAGCTAGGGCCGTTTGTGTCTTTTGAAAACGTAGGTAGTGGTCACACGTATCCTACAGATATAGTCGTAGACGGTGCTTCATATCCAATTTATCAAACGGGTAGGGTTTTTTATGGTAATGAACTATGTCAGAGAATAAATATAGGTGAAGCAAGAAGATATATAAACTCTACGAGGCATATGCTAGCGCCATCCACTGCTCCTATATATACAGACAATATAGTTAGTGGTAGAGATATACTAGTATACGCAGGAAGCTCCACGGCACAAACCTCAATGGTAACTGTTGAGTGTTTTAGAAAACCTGTGACTGTAGAGTGGGCGTATGTAGTAGTTAACGGTAAGGCACTTTACAACGCAAACTTAGCTGTTGATTTCGAATTACACCCGGCTGAAGAGGACACTTTAGTTAACTTGATATTAGAAATGGCAGGTATAATAATTAACAAAGCAGGCATAGCAAACATCGCCAAAGGATTAAAAGGTGAGGAGCTAGGTCTTCAAGCAGTATAATAAATGGGAATACAAAGAGCAAATCCGTTTACGTATTATGACAACTCAGGGCCAGACTTTGGGAGTTATAGGTACATACCGTTGAGTGAAATAATAGATTCTTTTTCCGCAACTTATGTGGGTAAAAACAAGATATGTGAAAATGTATCTGCTAATGATATAACATTTCACGCTATTAGAGCGTTGCAAGAGTTGAGTTATGATACTCTGCGTTGTACAAAAGATTGGGAGGTTGAGATTCCTAGCTCTTTAGTTTTAGTTATGCCCGTAGATTACGTTAATTATGTTAAGGTTTCTTGGTCAGATAGTAACGGTATTGAAAGGATACTATATCCTGCACGCAAGACTTCTAACCCATTTGATGTTCAAGAGTCTGTAGAATCGTGGGGTGGTTTTACTACAGACGGTAGTGGCCAAGATTTAGACAGAACAGCAGCAGATGCTAATGGCAACTACACATCATCAACAGCAGCAAACTACAACGCACAAGCTACTAGCTCTGATCTAGGTTCTGTTGATTCAGACGATATGGATGATGAATATGGAGAGCTAGTGGGTGGTAGATACGGTATCGATCCACAGCACTCACAAGGTAATGGTACTTTTTATATTGACGAAACCCAAGGTAAGTTTCACTTTAGCTCAAACATTAGCGGTAAAACGGTTGTATTAAGATACATAAGTGATGGTATAGGAACATCTAGCCCTGATTCTCAAACACCGAGTTTAGCTAACAGTATGGTACCTAAACTTGCTGAAGAAGCTATATACCAACATATACTATTAGGTATTCTGTCTGCAAGAAAAGATTCTCCAGGTCCTTTATTAGCAGAGGTTAAAAAGAGAAGGGCAGCAGAAACTAGAAAAGCTAAGCTTAGGCTTTCAAATATTAAGCTAGAAGAATTAACTCAAGTACTTAGAGGAGCCTCTAAAATAATTAAGCACTAACACATGGCAGAATTAAAACGCGGCTTTGCTGCGGGTAAGATGAACAAGGACTTCGATGAAAGACTTGTACCCGACGGGCAATATAGAGATGCTTTAAACATACAAATAAATACGTCAGATGGATCTGATGTTGGTGCTGCTCAGACTTTACGTGGTAACACCAAGCACGACACTATGGTTAGTGGGTCTGGGTATTATGGTATACCTGATACTGCTACAGTGGTTGGCTCTATAGCTAACGCTGCTACCGATAAAGTATACTACTTTGTAACTGACGGTGCTACTGATATTAAGAAGGATTATATATTAGAGTATGACTTAGTAACAGAAAAAATTAAATACGTATTTGTTGATATATGGAAGGTTACAGAGCAAACTGCCGCGGCTAGTTCTTCATCAGATAATTTCCTATATATACCCGTTTTAACTATTGCCGATGTAACTAGTAGTAATCAAAATATTACTGGTGTTAGGATAGGTATGAAAGTCACTTTCGACTCAGGTTCGTTATCATATAATTTAGATGATGACGTACGCGTGTCGGATATTATATTTGACTCTGGTCAAAATAGATATAAAATATACTTAGAGCAAGACGGCGCTTCATTTACTCCTGCTAACGGAGTGGCTGAAAGCGCTCAAATTAACTTCTTTGGAGGTCAAGTGCTAAACTTTAGCTCTCACGAAGGCGAAAACATTAGCGCTATAAATATAGTTGACGATATGATTTATTGGACTGACGGTAGATCAGAACCAAAGAAAATTAATATCACTAGATGTATACTAGGTACAGGAGGTACGGAGTACGCTGTCGGAGGTGGGGTTGATGGATGGAGCTCAACATCAACTGAAAACACGTGGCAGACATTTCAAGGAGATACTCCTTTTTTCCACACAAGGTTAGTTGAAAAGTTTAATAGCTTCAATTCCGTGGATGACGACACGAGTATGCCTGAGGACGGTATGTACAGAATAGCGTTCCAGCAAGATAGGAAGAGAGTTGTTTGGATGGACGAAAGTCACGTTACTGTTATTAAAAAAGCGCCTACCGAGCCATTAAGCCTGGATATGTACAGGTCCAAGGAAAATAGATCTTCTGGTGGTGAAGTTAACCCCGTGCACACTGAGCACGATACTTTAAGCTTTATAAATGAAGACACAGAGGAACTGTACGTACCTGGCGATCCGATAGAAGATGTGTATTTCGATTCACCTGTAGACTTTAGAGAAGGTGACACAATATTATTTGCAAGACAAGAAGATGCGCCTAACGCAACCACATTTGAAGACTATAGCGTAAGATGTTTAGTTACATCAGACGGTGGCGCAGAGCCTTGGGATTTACAGACTGGACCATTTAATCTTGAAATTCTATCGATATCTTCAAGCTTACTTGCCTCTGACACTAAGTGGTACGTAAGGCTAGAGGAAGCTGAACCTCTATTTGAATTTAAGTTTCCAAGGTTTTCTTATAGATATAAATACGAAGATGGAGAATATTCTACATTTGCTCCGTGGTCTGAAATAGCTTTTCTACCAGGTAGGTTTGAATATCAACCTAAGGAAGGATATAACATAGGTATGACAAATCAAATAAGAAAGCTAGTAATTCGCGATTATATACCAGCTGACTTATATATGCCTGAGGATGTTGTAGCTGTAGATATACTTTATAAAGAAACTAACAATCCGACCGTATACAGTGTTAGAACTATAACGCCTGAAGACGCTGGGAAATTATGGCCAGTTGTTGAGGGTTACTATTACGATAATGACGAACGTGGAGAGTATGTTTTAGAAACTGATCTTATACACGCGGTATTACCTTCTAATCAAATACTAAGACCCTGGGATAACGTACCTGTAAATGCTCTTGCGCAAGAAATAACCGCTAATAGACTTGTTTTTGGAAACTACAGATCTGGTTATGACGTGCGTAAAGAGCCACAGTTTACAGTTGGATATTCAAGTAAAGGTTTAGACAATGTTTATGACGGAGGTGGTAGGCAAATTGCTCGCGAAGATTCTGTGGGCAGTGATTTTGCTTGGCCGTCAGTTAAAACAATGCGTACGTATCAAATTGGATTAGTGTGGAGTGATAGATATGGTAGAGAAACACCGGTATTAACAGCGCATAAAGCGGGTGATGAGGACACTAACAGCTGGGCGTCAGTGCATGTACCTAAGGAGCATTCTCACTATTCGAATAGGCTTACAGTGCAACTTAATTCTGGTAGCTCGTGGGATCCTCCAAACGGCTCAGAAATACCTAGTTGGGCGGAGTTTTACTCTTGGTATGTAAAAGAAACTACCACGGAGTACTACAATATGGCTATGGACCGTTGGTACGATGCTGAAGACGGTAATGTGTGGATTTCATTTCCATCTTGTGAAAGAAATAAGATTGACGAAGAGTCTTATATCACGCTGAAAAAAGCTCATGGTTCAGATAGAATAGTGCATGATAGAGCTAGATACAAAGTTATAGCTATAGAAAACGAAGCTCCTGATTTTATTAAAGAGCAAACTAAGAGCTTGGGTATAGTATGGAATAACGCTGATAAGACTGATATAGGTAACTCAACTAGAGGTTATCCATTACAAGATCACACATTCATACTGGTGGACAGCGGAGCTTTTGAAGACGCTTTTGGAGATACAGAAACGTGGATAAGTTATCCAGACAAAATGACCGTAAGATTACTAGGCGCGGGTCAAGTATCTGAAGAATACCTAGTAACTAATCTAGCAAAAATAGGTAGTGATTATAAAATAAAAATAGAAGGCAAGTTTGAGGACGACGCAGGATTCGCGTCTACAGACGACACTTGGTCAGGTAGAATAGTTGGTTTAGGTGTTGAACTGTTGGAGAAAAAAATAGAAAATAAACCTGAGTATGTAGGTAGGTTTTTTGTTAAAATAAGAAGAGATCACGTTTTACAACAATACGTTTTATCAGCCAATCAAGAAGCGGACTATATAGTTAAAGCTAGCTGGCAACTTAGGTATCTTTGCAATAATGGATATGGAAACGCATACTGGGCCGAAGATAGCCCAGGTTACCAACAAATTTACCCAATACCTGAAGACGCAAAAGAGTGGGGTTTTTCACCGTCTTACGCAACTAACGCTCAACACGTTTACCACGACGACGGCGGGGACTTTAGAGTCTATGACTGGTGGTGTACAACCGGTGCTCAAGTAAGAGAGTTTGATAACGTGCTTGGGGAAAGCGCCGCTAAACACCCTACCCAATATTCTCATCATGGAAACTACTGGTGGGCTGATCAATCAGAAGGCAGCGTACCAGGAAATAACGCGCACGGAGAACTCAAAAACAAGCACATGCACATGAGTCCAATATTATCAATAAATGATGGTAATGCTGATGGTGATCAAGCTGATGAGTTTTGGCTGCATATGGCAGGTAAGCAAGATTTCTTTATTGACGCTTGCACCGCTTTTTCATGGGAGGGTCATAAAACTCCTGGCGGTTATTTTGGAGGTAACATATTTGTAGATGGCGGAGGTAGTAACTATCCATCTACTTGGAGTAATGCCGACGTGGCTAACGACAAAGAGGAAGGCGCTCCGGACTGGGAGGGGCACGACACGTGTTTTGCAAATATGAAAAAAGACCATGGTATGCCTAGTAGAGGTATATGGAACGGTGGTAGTTGCATAGATATATCGTGGACTGGTATGGGTGAAGGTTATGACGGTAGTAATTGGAGTGACAAACCTTTCCCACAAAGACTTCAAGATGTTGGTGGGGATATATACGAAGCTGCTGCAAGGTTTATAGAGTTATTAGCTACACCAGGTACTATGTGGAGATTCCAAAAAGATCCTGACGAAGTAGTTTATACAAGCGAAGACTTTGCTAACTACCCTACTTTTGGATACCCTGCTCCTGGTACTGCTAATTCGTTTTTTAAATCAGGAACTAATTACTTAAGTGGCGCGTTTGGTATTCGTAATTGGAGTACTGCGGGTAGTGATAAAAAACAATATTACGGTCATAATATAAGACAGCGTTGGACTATTATGGTTACACCGGAAATAGGTAGTGGTCCTAGTGGGTATATGCCTACTACGGGTACAAACGCCAATGCTGAGACTCAAGTACCAGCATTAAAGCACGATGCTTGGGACGCGGATGTTATAGAGATAGTAGAGAGGTATTATGATCCTGAGTCTGGTAAGCATTTCTCTAAAAACCCTGCTATATGGGAGACAGAGCCAAAAGAAGATGTAGAGTTAGACATATACTGGGAGGCTAGTCCAAAATGTCCTTTGTACCTAACACCAGAGACAAAAGAAAACTTTGTACAGCGAGGAGATACATTTGTAAAGCACACGGACATAAACAATCCAGAAGCTCAAGTTTACAAGGTGTTAAGATGGAGTAATGGAAGCGCCGACTCTCATACATTTGATTTTACAACAATAGAAAATTGGCCTAGTGGTCCAAGCTCGCAATATGGTTTAACCGAGGGAATGTCGAAAATAGCTCTTACTAGAAGAGGTAGGTACACGCGAATATTAGACATTAACACAGCTTCAGCGAATGATACGAGTATCACGCTACGCTCTACTGGCTCTACTTGGGACGATATACAATACAACCCTATATATAGTAAACAATATTTAGACTGGAGTAATTGTTGGAGCTTTGGTAATGGCGTAGAGTCGGACAGGATTAGAGATGATTTTAATCAGCCTCAATTAGACAATGGTGTTAAGGCCTCTGCCACTATAGCCGAACCTATTAGACGAGAAAATAAGAAAAACGGTTTAATATGGTCTGGTATGTATAACGATACAGCCAATGTAAACAACTTAAACCAGTTTATCGCAGGCGAGAACATAACGAAAGACTTGAACCCTGCACACGGTAGTATTCAGGCTCTTGTAAATAGAGAAACTCGCGTAGCTATATTCTGTGAAGACCGAGTACTTAGAGCAGAGACAAATAGAGACTTGTTGTATAATGCGGATGGTAATCCACAAGTCGTAGCAAGTAACGCGGTTATAGGTGATGTAGTTGCTTACCAAGGTAACTACGGTATATCTGATAATCCTGAATCGTTAGCCGTAACTCCATACAGGTGTTTTTTCACTGATAGACGCAGAGGAGTAGTATTACAACTCACAACAGAGGGTATAACGCCTATATCAAGCCAAGGTATGATAGATTATTTTGGTGATATATTTGACGAAGATGTATATCAATGCTTAGGCTTATATGACGAAAATAAAAAAGAGTATAACCTATCTATAAAAAAGAAGTACTCAGGTTACAATCACCACCCGGGTACCAGTGCTTTTTCAAGCACTACATTAGCTTGGTCTGAAATGGCTAGTGGCTGGGCAAGTTTTAGATCGTATGTACCAGAAGACGGCGTAACTATAAACAATAAGTTCTTTACGTTTTACAATGGTCACGTATGGAAGCATCATGCTGAAACCGCTGAAGATAGTACTACTGTACCTAGAAATAATTTCTATGGAACTCAGTATACTTCTAATATCACAATACCGTTTAACGCAGAGCCCGAGTCTGTTAAAGGGTTTACAGCCATAAACTATGAGGGTTCTATCGCGAAGATAACTAACTTTGATACAGAAGATGCACATGCTGAAGGTACTACAAATGATAACTGGCTTACTGGAGTATATAGCTCTAACAATGGTATTGAAGCCGGCAGAACAGTTACTGACGGTGAATACTATAATATAGAAGACACTGTAAATGGGTGGTATGTAGAAAGCATAAACACGAACTTACAAGAGTGCGGTACGATAGAGTTTAAAAACAAAGAGGGTAAATACTACGGTCAAATAGCTGGTGTTACAACTACTTTAGGTAATCTTGACGAAAGGGAGTTTAGCGTGCAAGGTTTAGGTAGCGCAACAATACTACATAGCAACCCTAGTCTTGGAGCATCAGGTGCTATAACCGTTGCAAATAATACTTCTACCACATACGAAGGCTCTGACGGATCTGGAGGGGCGTGGGATTCTACTGCGGATAGCGGTAACTGGACTGTAACTTCAAATACTTTTGACGCTACAATAGGTGTAGCAGAATCAGCTCAGCAAGTTGACTTAACGATAACAGGTTCTACTTCAGATGGAATACTTGTACAAGCAAGTAATTTTAAAATCGGTGGTGCTACTGAAAGCCCTACAAACACTTGGACTGGTGGCAATGTAGATTCACCTATTGCTAAAGTCGTGTTTAGCGATAATGGAGATCCAGTTAACGACGCTCCGAATAACACTGTAAATGCTAAGGTTTATTTAGACGCGTACACACCTGCTAATTTAAACACACTTTACGTTGATATTGACGAAGGCACTAGACCACCTTCTGCTACAGAAGATAGAGTTGCTTGTTTTAAAGTTATTACTCCATATACATATCACGATTCAATTAATTCTAATCAAACAATAACTGTTGAAAATATAACTGATCCAGTTATAACAGAAACTGTTCAGAACGATGGTACGGCAGCTATACAAGCAGGTCTTACGTCTGGAGGTCAAGGTCACTATATAACTGTTCACCAAAGTGAGGTTGTTCAAAGTGATACTACGAATTTGTTAGCTAAATATACATTTACGGCAGCTACAAATTACTACTACAGTAATAACATGTCTGTAGATGATTATGTTTCCGCTAACTACAATCCGGGACAAGCCTTTCCTTATGACGAATATTATTCAACCGATATTGAAAAGACTTTTGACGCTGATGGTAATGTAAGTTCTTTTATCGTAAGAGTTTACTATCATCCGCCAAATATACCTGAGTTATACCCAGATCCAGCTCTTAGTGATTTTTGTAAAATGAATCATCACTTTATTATTAACTACAATTTAAGAACTAAAGTAGGTTCGGTTGTAGTGGAAGAGGAACCAACCTTACAGGGTGTTTCTATGCCGGTTTCTGCCCTGCCGTACAATGGAGGAGAGTATCCTATTATTGTTAAGGGAACTAAGGATACTGATTATAATATACGTATTGTACAGACAACCAGCACTAGCAGTGGAATCCCAGCAACAAGTGGTTATTACGACTGGGTGGCTAAGCGTTTTACTACTGAAAAAACAAAAGACGAAAATCTTCAGTCGAATAAGTTAGATAAAACTAGAAAAGCCATACACAGAGTTAGTTTTCCACAAGTAACTTCAGACACTAGATACGATATATATATTGAGAAAGTTAACTTAACAACTGGTAAGATTTCTAAGTTAAACTCAAGAGTACCTATTAAAGCGGGTGACTTAAGTATTACGCAATACGGTGTTAATACACTTACGCTAGCATGTACACCACAAGCGCCGTCTAGTTCAGACTATACAACAGCTAACCTGTCAGATGGCTCGGCAACAAACAAAGTGGTAAAACGCCCTAAGAGGTTTGACGGCGATCTTTACACAAGCGTTAAATATAGGCAAATTGACGTAGCGACAGACGAGGCGTCTTCTAATTCAACCAGATTACTTTTAGAAAAGTCTAGACAGCTTAATTACATTAAAAGAGGTTATTACGCTATAGGAGAAGGTATACCTCATTTAACTAAAGTTGATAGCATAATAGATCGCGTTGTAACTCTTAGCGCCGCTGCTACTGTACCTATTTACACGGAGGTAAAGTTTGTAAAAGATTGTCCATCTATTATTCCTTTTGAGTTTAAGGTTACACCATCTAGTAATGTACTGTTTGTAAAAGATAAAGAGCGTACAGTGAATCAAGCTAACGCAACTACAAACAAAATAATATTTGACCAAGAAAACTACGTTAGTGACTCTGATCAAATACGTGTTGGCGACTTAGTACATGATAGCGACGGTACTCTACATGGTACTGTTACCGCTTTAAACCCTGATAGTGATAACACAAAAGAAATACAAATTAGCGCTAGTGCAGCAATTACTAATAACGAAACACTTTACATAAGTACTAAAAACCGAATTGAGTGGCAAGACAGGTTTGTAGGGTTTTCAAAATGGGCGAGAGCGAAAGCTAATGGAGCTCACGTGTCGGCTGACGGTAATACACTAGACGTTGATAGCTCTAGAGGTGTTCAAATAGCTGATATACTAATAGACCCAGAAACAGTTGGTAGACCACTTACGACCACCGACGGCTCGCCTAAAATGGTACAATTAGGTCTAGTAACAGCGGTAACAGATACACAGATAACAGTATCTAACTTAGGTACGGCTCTAAGTCAAGACGCATACCCAAGTTCTTCAATAGCCGATGATCAAGAGTTATTATTTTACCGAGCTTTAGCACAAACAAGCGCACGTCCTGTATACATGACGGCTGAAAAAGTAGGTAACGACATTATTATTTCAGGTTATTTACGAGTATCAGACGTAGATAAAACCAGTACAATTGGAGTTTATATAGACGATATAATTACAGCAGTTTAACATGCCATCAATAACACTAACATTCTCAGCACCATTAAATGTATCTTGCCAAGTAGGTGATACAGCATACTATGTTGATACCACTGCAGACGGTGGGTTCACAAAGAACAGCGCGGCTGTGGTAGAAATAGGTCAAATAAGACAGATTACTAACGGGCAAAGTACTAGCCCTCAAGTTATATGTGAAACTACAGCTCCTGGATCTTTAAATGGTACTACTAAATTTATATTATTTAGTAAGGATAACAAAGCTAATCTAAGTTCTATATTAGGTTATTATGCAGACATTAAGATGGTAAATGACTCTACGACTGAAGCTGAGTTGTTTAGCACGGCTGTTGAAGTGTTTAGTAGCAGCGGTACGCCACCTATGTAAACAAGTAAATAAACACTAAAAAGTGTAACTATACCTATGTAATATAATTAAATACAATGGGTAAAGAAGTCGATAATAGTGCACGCAATCAATTACTTGCAAAGCAAAACTACACGTTAGAAGATATAAATAGGATCGAGGACTTTAGAGAATCACTATTAAATTTTGAGAAACAGCTAGTTAACGTTGAGGGTTCTTATGGTAAAGCATCAGAATCTGGCTCAAAAGCTGGTCTTGATGAAGTCGCAAATAAAACTAACCCATTAGTTCATACTTTTGGTGATGGTTTTTATATGAGAAATATATCAATGCCTAAAGGGCAATTAATTACAACTGGAATTCATAAAAAAGAGCATCCGTTCTTTGTAATGAAAGGAGATGTATCTGTGTTAACTGAAGATGGTGTGCATAGAATTAAAGCCCCTTATAACGGTATAACTCAACCCGGAACAAAAAGACTTATATACACACACGAAGATACAGTGTGGATAACCGTCCATATAACGGACGCTAAAACAATAGATGAAGTACACGACGACGTAATGGCTGAGGATTTTAATGATCCAGCTGTTAGTCTAGAAAAAGCTAAAGAAATGTTACAAATTAAATCAGATAAATCATGAGTTGGATAATGGCCGGAATTGCTGCGGTTGGTGCTGTGACGCAAGTTGTGCAAGCCGTAGACCAAGGTATAAAATCAAAGGAAGCTAAAGAAAGAGCTGAAGCTGCGGAAGCGGAGCTAGACAGGCAAACAGAGATGCTGGATATGCTCGATACTAGTAACCCGTATATGAACATGGAAAACGCTTTTGAAGATTTAACTGTTAACATGCAGCAGGCTGAGTTTGAGAGATCACAAGCTCTTCAGTCACAAGCTAATATTATGGATCAATTTAGAGAAGTAGCTGGAAGTTCTGGTATAGCATCGTTAGCACAGTCGCTAGCACAGCAAGGTCAACTCCAAGCGCAACAATCGGCCGCGTCTATTGGTCAGCAAGAAGCAAGAATAAACCAGCAAATCGCTGGCGAAGCCTCAAGAATACAGGACATGGAGCGTGAGGGAGACGTGATGTCTAGACAAATGGAGTTTGGTAAGCTAGAAACTAAAATAGGATTAACCGCAGAAGAAATAGCTAGAGAACGACAGCTACAATATGGCCATAGCGCTCAAGCAGCTGAATCAACTCAAGGTGCTGTTGAAGGTCTGGGTGACGCCGCGTCTGTGGCTGCTGCATCAGGAGCGTTTTCTGATAGAAAGTTAAAGACAGATATTGAGAAAATAGGTAGATCACCTAGCGGATTAACAATATACTCGTTTAAGTTTATAGACAAGTCTTTTGGAGAAGGTGTGTGGCAAGGCGTTATGTCAGATGAAGTACCTCAAGAACTTGTGACTAAACATTCTAATGGCTATGACATGGTTGACTATTCTAAACTAGACGTAGAATTTAAACAGATTTAACATGGCTGAAACTACAAGAAGCGGTAACATATACAGCATGTCCTCTCACACGCTTGATAGGATAAGTAAAATAAGGGAGGCTGACGAGGCTTTGTTCGATGAGGATAGAGTTAGGCTTGGTGATATTGGTGAATCATTTTCTGAAGCAGGAACTAATGTTATGAACGCCAAAAAGTTTACGGATGATATAAATTCTATAAACGAACGCGCTGGATCTATGTTAACAACAGAAGATCATGATGCCCTACGTATCCAGTTGGAGGATATGAAAAATCAAAATTTAGAGGGAATATTAAGCGGCGATAAAGGCACACAGCAAACACAAAGAAACGCTTTAAATACTGTACAAACGGACATTATGGGTTGGCAGGAAATGGGTAAGAACTTACCGGAAATACAGAAAACCGGTTGGTCAATGAGCATGAGCGAAGATGAGCGACATGTCATAGGCCAAATGGCAGCTGGCAAAGGTAGGATGAAGCTTGGTGAAGGTGGTAAAGTCACGTTTGAAGTAACAATGCCTGATGGTAATACGATTGAGTTAGATAGAACTGCGTTTGATAATATAGTTACCGAAAATGTTAAACCCTCAGAATTTATAAATAACAGAGCGAAGTTTAGTCAAAGTGTAGAAAACTCTGGATATGAGGGAGGCGAGTTTGATCAAGAAGAAAGATTAAGTAGTAATTTAGAAACTATACAAGGTCCTAACGCGCCCAGGTTAAGCTCTTTAATGAAAGATAAAAACATTATATACGGAACTAACAAGAGCGTTGTAGACATGCTACCTGAATCACCTTGGCTACAGTCACTTAATATACCTGTTGACAAAGATAATGCTTATGATGAAAATGGAGATGGTGTATTAACTATAGAGGATTTCCAAGGCGAAGATATTAACAATCTAGTCGACTTATTAGAGCAACCAGAAAACCAAGATTTAGCATATCAAGTTATTGCTGAGATGATGACATTAAATGATAAGGGTAATTGGCAAAAAGGTAAAGACAGAAAAGCAGCGGAAGAAGAAAAAGCTGGTATAGAATCTAATGAGCCTGTGGTAGAAGAAGGAGACACTTCAAGCCAAACTACAGAAGCAGCTGATTTAATTAACGAAGCTTTAGGTGGAAATACAACGCAGACTGATACAACATTACCTGATGCGGTATCACCTGACGATACCTTTATTTCAGAGGGTACAATAGCCACGGAAAGTGGTGGTAAAATAGTAGCTACGACGCAACCTATTAAACCAACGTTTGAAGAAAGTTTAAAAAAGCTAGAGGGTACAGTTTACGAAGGCGATGATATTACTCAACTACAAAGACGATTTGAAAGACAAGCTAGAAGCAATGGCATGTCGCAGGTTGATATAGACAAACTGTTTAAAGGTGGTGGTCCAGCCATAATAACTAAATTACCAAACGGTAAATACACAGTTAGACTAAGAACTGATGCTGACGCAAATTTACCTCGCCAACGTCCAACAGGAGAACCAGTAGAATAGAATAAAATAAAGCAATATGAATCCAGAACTAGAACGTCTTGTTCAAGAAAAGATTGATGCCGCGAAAGCTGCTAATGAGGGTGTGTTAAGCGAAGAAGCTAAAGCTGACATAATGAAATTCGTACAGCAGTACAAAGAGGACGAGCAGATAAAAAAAGATCAAGACTCTCAGCCAGGCCCAGGCGGGGAGTCAACGACTTCAGGGCAACCAGACGCTTCACAGTCTACTACGGAAGTGAGTACAGACGACTCTTCATTGGAGCAAGAAGATGAGGATCAAGTAGTTGTAGATGGTGATAGTGAAGAAGAAGTTATAATTGAAGACCAAAACCAAGAGGAGGAGGTTGTAGTTGAAGAGCAACAAGATCCACCTAAAATTATTTCAGATAGAGGAGATGGATGGGAGTATAAAAGAGAAAACGGCATATACTACACTAAAAAAGCAGGTGCGTCAAGTTGGACGAAAACTTCAGGAGATGTAGCTAATACAATAGCCAAGGAGATGTTCCCTGAGTACGGAGAATTTGTAGACAAAGTTGATGCTGATTATGTTGAAGGCGATGGTGCGGATCAGCCGGGTATATTTGAGGGTATTGAGGATAAATTCACTCAAGACCTTAAAACTAATATTAAACGAGAGTATGAAGGTGAATCTAACTACTCTTCTTCTACTGTAGCTGGAGATTTTAAGGGCACCGCAGCTTTTCCTAACTTACAAGCAAGTCACAGCAACGATAATAGATATTACGTCGAACACGCTGCTGTGTTTAGACCAGACGGTGGATATTTAACAATATCGGACGATGATGAAACAGGTATAGATCGCACTGTAGATAATGTTACAGAATGGTATAATACTGGCGATAACAGTCAAATAGCGTCTAATCCTATATGGTCTTTGTTTGAAAGGAAAGATAATGGTAACGCAGACCCAGCATTTGGTGGTTCTGAAGCTATATTTGGCATGGCTAAAAATAAGGCGGGCGAAGAATACGGCTATCAATTTAATGATGTTGAAGGTATGAACGAGGCACTTAGTGTTTCTGGATATACTATTGAACCAATTTATCCCGTGCAATATATGAGCAAAAACATACACGGTGAATATATGCTTGATCAATGGTCTACTAATAATAGATACAACCAACAAAAAGGAAGACATGGAGTAGTTATAAGAGGATATAGAGTATTAAAAGACGGCGAAGTTGTTTTAGGAGAAGCTCCTGAAGGTTTTGAAGGCTACAATCCTAACCCTTTAGGTGAAGATGAAGCTAATGAAATTGGTGGTACGATGAACAATAATTACGCTGGCGTAAGTAGTGCTGAAGTACAAAACTATTTTTGGAACTTAGCGAAAGATTTTCATGAAGAAAATGGATTTGGCTATGATGATGAAGGTAATCCTACCGTAAACTTTCTGCAAAAGTCAAGAGAGTATATGGTTGGAAGAGAAGCTGAAGTACTTAGTGGCATTGATGCTGAGCTGTCTGACTTTGAAGATAAATACATTATCACTCGTGATGATCCATCAACGCTTGACATAGATGAAACAGAATACAGCGACACTGCTACTAGGTTAGCTTTTAAAAACAACGACATTCTAACGAAGGATGTGGTTGGTGTTATACTAGAAGGCTCAGACTTACCACAAGAAGAAGTAGATTTAATAAGCAATTATTTTAACGAACCTATATACTACACAACAAAGACAGAGAAGAATATAAAGGGAAGGACGTTCGTCGAAACTAAAGAAACACTAGCTTCAGATTGGCAAAAGCAAAGGCTTGACAACGTGCTTGAGTCTGACATGTATAAGAGCTTATCGCCTGAAGGTCAAGAGGTAGTTAGAAATTCATTGACAGCAGGATCTGAGATGATAGACATCATGGTAGGCGCTGCTGTAGACGAACAGGTTGCTAGACGTAAAAGTATATTGCTTGAAAGAGAAATAGCAAACTCTCCTGACGCTAATATAGTAAGAGGTGTTATAGACGAAAAAACAGCGCCTCACAATATACAAGCTAAGATCAATGCTTTTAGTGCGAGACAATCTACTATTGAAAACCATTTAAAGCAAAAGAGTGACACTTTAGCCACAACTATCAATGGCGCTTTAGCTGATGTTGCTGAAGCAGGATATGGATATCATTCTGAGGGTAATGTTGAAGATGGTACATTTAGGCTTATAGTAGATATGCCTGAAGATGGTAGCGAAGAGGATCGCAAGGTGTTTCAGAAGAGAATTGACGACTTATATGGTCAATACGAGACTATAAATTCAGACTATATGAATGGTCTTAGAGGTGAAATGCTTAGCTACTTGGAGTTTGTTAATGAAACTCAAGACAATGCGGCAACGCTTGCTACTGTTTCAAAAGAATTTGATGAGCGCGACGTTCAGTGGAAAGACTGGATGGACGCTTGGAAGGGTATGTGGTGGGGTACTACGGCTTTTTTTGGTAGCGAAGAAGGTATGGCGGGCTTGCAAAGAATAGATGACAGAGGCGAGGTATATAGAACCATGCTTACTGGTAGTGAGGCTTGGGCTATTGGTCAGAAAGGTGAGTATGCGTCTAGAACTTTCACACAGCAATTACCAAACCTACTTGTAGCTGTCGGTACAGGTGGTGTAACTTCTACTGGGTTGAAAGCGCTTGGAGCTTCAGCTAATGTTATAAAATACGGAAGCTCAGCAACCACTGGTTTTGGTGTATTTGGAACTGGATCTGCAGGCCAAAAGAAAAAGCAGATATACGACATGCGTACTGCTGGAGAAGAGGCTCAAAAGCAACTTACTAATTTAGAAGCGCAATATAAAAACGGCGATGTCTCAACAGCTGAATATTTAGTACAAAAGGGGCAGTTAGAAAAAACTATTGCTCTTGGAGATATAGATGATACAGAACTGTATACAGCTATGGCTTCAGCTCTTGTTATTGAAGGTGGTGTAACTACGTTCTTTGGTACAGCTATAAACTCTCAAAAGTTATTAAAAGCTTTTGGAGGTGAAGTTGATGACGTACTTAGAACAGCAACTAATACGTGGTATCAAAACGTAGGTAGAGGTATTTTTGCTACTGCTAAGGAAACAGGTAGTGAAGTTATTGAGGAAAGCTTAATATTCTTTGGAGATCAAATGGCAGGTAGTTTAATACTAGGCCAAGACGCGGATTACTCTGGAGCTCTTGACGTAGTTATGTCTTCTATTATATCAGCTGGCCCAACTCAAGGTTCAGGTAACGTGTATAACGCGTTTACGTCTACAATGGCAACTAGTGATACTAGAGCTGTCTATAATGACGTAATGACGAACCTAGACATGATTACCGCCAGCATGGAAAGAGCCGCAACACCAGCTGAGAAAGCAGCTCTTAAAGTAGATTATCTTCAAGAGGTAGGTAGACTATCTAACCTGCAAGCCGGTTTAGAGCTTGACGTTTTGGTTGGTGGTTCAAAGACCTTGAAAACCACACTGGAAGCTAATAAAGCTTTATTAAAAATACATCAAGAAGCTGGTATTAAAGGATCTGATTCGCAAGCTACAATAGATAAAAAACTAAAGGCGTATAGAGCTACACTAAGCGGTGGTGATTTAAAGTCTTTTGATCAAAGATTATCTAGCGCTCAAAATAGAATTAGCCAAACACATGCCGAGGTTGCTCAGGCGTACGAAGACGGTAATGTGGTAGAAGATGTATATGGCGAAGAAGGATTAAAGGTACAAGAAAGATTATCTAAAAAACCTGGTTGGGAGCAGTTGTCTAACAGAGAAAAAGCTGTTGCTGTTCATACTGAAATGCAGCGTAAAGCTAGAAACAATAGAATCAACTCACATCGTAAAGATGAGAAGTTAATGGACTACGTAGAGCTGCAAGTTTATGGAGGTAAGTTTAGCGAAAGCGGTAGAAAAAACAGAAACCGTAAAGCAGAAGATGCTATAATAGACAGGTACGCTACTGATCTTCAAGTTCGTAAAGGTTGGACTACTATGCAAGCTCGTGAGGGTAACGTATCTTTAGAATCTATATTAGCTGACCCAAGCGTCGCTGGTAACTTTGAGGTAATACAAGCGGACTCTAACGAGGACTTAATGGCAAAGCTTAAGCAAGAGTTTGATAATGGTAATATTACTGAAGACGAGTATAACGCGCTTAGAGATGATATGCAAGACATGTTTAAGTCTTCTACTAAGGATGGTGTTGAGTTTGGTGCTATTGTAGGTGGTAAGTATATAACTATGGCTGATACACAGCAGGTCCAAGACGCGTTAGATAACGGGGAAATGCTTCAGGGTACAGTAGCTCTTCACGAGGGTACTCACGCTATAGATGTATTAAGCGGTATGAACGCTGAGGGTCAGATGGAAAACTTTGCCGTAAATTTACAGCAAGGTTTAGCTGCCGATGAAAATCTTAGATGGGTGGATCAATCTGCTAGAGATAGAGTTAATGCGTTAAATCTTGAACCTGGTAGTCAAGAGTATTACGACGAGTACACAAAGTCTGTTCAAGATATACTTGGTAATAAGTACTACAAAAGTGAGTTTAACGCTGCTAAAAAAGCTGCTGGTAGAACTAGTTTACGCAACTGGTACAGAATGTCTACAGGTAAAGGCTTTACAATAAAGACTGGCAAGGACGCACTTAATTTTATGGTAAGTAATATTGAAGCGTTTAGAAACGGCGAGGTTTCGAAGCTTACAAAAAGTAGAATTGAGGGCACGCTTGATGGAGAGACTAGTAAAAAGAGATTTTCAAGATCTGGGCAAGAGGCATCTGAACGTGTGCAAGCTCTATACGAAGATCAAGGCGTAGGTGCTGCTATGGATATTATAGATGAGTTTGGTGCTAGAGTGAACAAGCTAGTTAATAAGTACCAAGATGTACCTGGCTTTGATAGGCAGTTACTGACAGATGAAATCAACACTGGTAGAAGAGGTATACTTGATATGATATTAGAGTACGATCAAGACGCAAATCCTGGAGTACCTGTTGCTGCTTATATCAATAAGTTCTTAGACAGAAGAGCTATTGAAGCTGCTAATAGAATACTTAAAACAGATTTTGAATCTGATGTTACTGAAGCTAGAGGCATAGCTGCTGAAGAAACAGCTGACGTAGATATACAAACAAGAACTAGAGAGGGTATAAGGTTAGGTGATAGATTTGGAGAGAGAGGGCAAAGTATGCACGACAGCGTTGTTGAACGTGTTAAGAATGGAGACATCGATACTGATGGTAAATCTTATAAAACATTAGGTAATGCTTTAGTAGACGAGACACAAGTCATGTTTGGTGTATCGCCTAAGCCTGGTAACCTTACTAAAGGTGATGTAGCTAACGCTCAAAACTTTATTCTCAAGCATGCCGATACGTTATTAGCGATGCTTCCAGAAGGAACAGATAGCTCTGGTAAATCAACAGGTGTTAATAAAGTTTTATTAGAATCTTTATATACTAAAGGCTCTAGAGTTTCCGCCTCAAAGACTGGGAGCAAAGCTGGTCTAGCAGCTCAAGTAAAACGAGGCGATATAACAAAGCAAGAATTTTTAGAGATATTTGGTATTACACCGGCTGGTACGCCTAATGTAAGTGATCGTAACACTAGCGCTAGAGTAAAAGCGTTAATAGATCAAACAGGCAAGGCAATAACTAATCAAGCCGCTAAAGAAGCTTTAATACAAAATGGTGAGGAAGGTGCTTTTGCGTTTGAAGACGGTAAATCAAAAGTGCTTTATTCTAAGACGCTGTTAGACACTTCAACAAAGTACCCTAAAATAGCTCAAGCAGTACTTAATAGATTGCATAGACCTGAAGGTTTAGATATAATTAAAAGCTTGTCAGGCAATGTTAAGGGAGCTTTCAATAGCTTGTTTACAGAAGATGATATAAAAGCAATGGCTATGGACCAGTTTGGAAAAGCTGGTAATAGAGAAATTAAACTAGTTACAGAAAGGCTAAACAAAATAGGTACGGAAATACAGGCTCTACACGATCAGTATAGCAAGTATCTTGATATTCAAGATCAGACAGACTTTGTCATGATTGATACGCCTATTGAAGAAGTAATTCTCGGTCACGTAATTAATGATTCAACTGAACATAGACAGTATTACAAAACTATAATAGGCGCAGAAAACGAGCTGGATATGAGAAATCCAGAGCACAGAGACTTAGCTAGAAACGCTACTGGAAAACTGGCTGCCAAGTTTAGCCCTGAGTTTAATGAAAGGTTTTTAGTACCAGGTTTATCAGCTGCTACAAATCCTAAGCGAGGGTATTTCGTAGACGGTGTAGATGATACTAGGCTTTTAGTTGGTTCTAAAAAAGGTGAGACTGGTAAATACTCTAAGCCACCTTCAGGCTATATGAAGGGAAAGCTTGATAACGATGGCGTAAACAAAATAAAAAACAATAAAGCCGTAGTTAAAGCCCAGCAAGAAAACAATCAAGCGTTTAGACAGGTTGTTGAGGAGTTGAGGAATATGGTAGCCAATGGTGAAATAACTTTAGGTCAAGCAACAGCTATACTTCAGGTTATGAACGCAAACCAAAAAGGTTTAACTAGAGCTTCTGCTATATTAGACTTTGTTCCTTCAAAAAAGTTTAAAGGTCCAGCTACACTTGAGCATATGACACCAGCGCTGCAAGTAAACTTACAAGCGTTAAGATATATAGCAACTGGTGACGTTGATCAGAAAACAATGTTTGATCAAACTATGGATAACTATAGGTTAGCTTATCTACCTGAAAAGTATGACAAGATTGTAAACTTATTCTACAAGTCAACCGTTCCTTACTGGCAGACGCCAGACATGTCTCCACTTGGTAGATACTACGGACCACAACTTCTTGCTGCTGGTTTTGATTTAGAGCTAGACATGATGTCAACTGGCGTTACGGTCGGTGGCGATGCTGGTATAGATATTAAAAACTGGAGAAAAGCTAACACTGGTAGAAAGAAAGCGCTAGGTAATTTAGCTGCTAACACTGATATAGCTACTGATCAAAAAACAGTTAATGACGCTAGACAAGCCGTTAAGTTTTCTAGATCTGGTAAAGTAAAAGGTATGACCGCGTGGGATTTTGACGACACGTTGGCTACTACGAAGTCTAATGTTATATTTAATAAGGATGGTGAAACAAAAATAGTAAGCGCTGAAGACTTTGCAAAAGAAGGCGCTGGCTTAGTGGCTGACGGTTGGATACCGGACTTCTCTGAGTTTAACAAGGTGACAGGTGGTAAACCTGGACCTATGTTTGATAAAGCTATGAGGCGTGCTAAAAAGTATGGTACAGAAGATACATACATACTTACCGCGAGAGCGCCTGAGGCTGCGCCTGCTATTAAACAGTTCTTAGACGCGCTAGGTTTAAATATACCACTTAAAAATATTACAGGATTAGGTAACTCTACTGGCGAGGCAAAAGCTAGATGGCTGTTAGATAAACACGCACAGGGATATAACGACATCGCGTTTGTTGATGACGCTATGCAAAACATTGATGCCGTAAACAAAGTGTTTAATCAGTTTGATATTAAAGGTAAAGTTGAATTAGCTAAAACTAAGTTTAGTAGATCTGCGCCAACTGAGTTTAGTAAAATATTAAGTGAAGGCGAAAAAGATTTAAACGACGACTTTAATATTGTACTAGAAGAGTCTAAAGACGTAGGTAAAGAAAAAACTTTTTCTACTGCTAAAGCTAAACAACGCGGTAAAGGCAAAGGTAAGTTTAAATTTTTCTTGCCTCCATCTGCAGAAGACTTTAAGGGTTTAATATATCCTTTCTTAGGTAAAGGTAAGGTTGGTGAGCAGCACCATAAGTGGTTCAAAGAAAATTTATTTGACCCTTATTCTAAGGGTATGAAAAGAGTTAACGCTATTAAGCAAGAGGTTTCTTCGGATGTTAGAGCTTTAAAGCGTAATAACAAAGATGTTACCAAAAAACTAAAGAAAAAAGTACCTGGCACAGACTTTACGTACGAGCAAGCTATAAGAGTGTACAACTGGAACAAAGCTGGTTTAGACGTACCGGGTTTATCTAACGCTGATCTTAAAGCTTTAAACAAAGCTGTAAATGATAACCCTACTATAAAGCTTTTTGCAGAAGGTTTAGCGCAAATACAGAGCAAACCAGGCGCGGACGTCGATGTCAAGGAAGACTGGTTAGCGGGTACAATCACGTCTGACATGGTTGAGCTTATAGATCAGTCGAGAGACATGTTACTTCAAGAGTTTAACGACAACGCTGATGTTGTGTTTAGTGAGCAGAACTTAAATAAAATAGAAGCTGTGTTTGGTTCGCGACATAGAGAGGCTATAGAAGATATACTGTACCGCATGAAGACTGGTAGTACTAGAAACTTTGGCTCTAACAGAATACTCAATGACTTTATGAATTGGGTTAACGGTTCTGTTGGTACTACAATGTTCTTTAACGCTAGATCAGCTGTGTTGCAGATGATCTCTAACGTCAACTTTATAAACTGGCACGATAACAACCCGCTAAAAGCCGCTAAAGCCTTTGCCAACCAAAAGCAATATTGGGGTGACGTAGCTATGATATTTAATTCACCTACGTTAAAACAAAGACGTGGTGGTATCGGCACTGACTTAAACGCGGCTGAGCTTCTTAAAGACTTAGAAAAGTCTGACAATAAGATGAAGGTAGTTACAAGCCATTTACTTCAGCTTGGTTTTACACCAACGCAGATAGCGGATAGTTTGGCTATTGCTACAGGTGGTGCTACAATGTACAGGAATAGAATCCAAACGTATTTGGATGAAGGTATGAGTCAGAACGAGGCTGAGTCTAAAGCTTTTGAAGATATGATGGACATAGCTGAAGAAACTCAGCAGTCTACTAGACCAGATAAAATATCTCAACAACAAGCCTCTCCACTTGGTAAGTTAATACTTGCTTTCCAAAATACACCAATGCAATACAACAGAATCATGAAGCGCGCTGCGCAAGACATGGTTAATGGTAGAGGTGATCCAAAAGAACATATTTCAAAAATTATCTACTACGGTGCTGTACAAAGCATGATATTCTATGGTCTTCAAACAGCGCTATTTAGTGTTATGTTTGGTGATGACGAGGAAGAAGACGATTTAGATACTAAAAAGGAAAGAGTAGTTAACGGTATGTTAGATAGCATACTGCGTGGAGCAGGTATTGCAGGCGCTGTAGTATCTACAATAAAGAACACTATACTAGAGCATCTTGATCAAAAGGCAAAAGAAGACGATGATATATACTTTACAGAGTATAATGAAGCTGACGTACTTATAGAAGCCCTTAATCTCTCGCCACCAATAGGTATTAAAGCTAGAAAGTTAGTTAGTGGTATGCGTACTTGGGAGTACAATCAGGACGTAATAGATCACATGTCTAAAACTGATATCGACAATCCTATTTACGACGCTTCATTCTCTGTAACAGAGGCTGTAACTAACATACCCTTAAGTAGACTTCACAGCAAATTTGAGAATCTTAGAGAAGCTATGGACTCTGATAACGAAACCTGGAAACGTGTTGCCATGTTCTTAGGTTGGAACAAGTGGAGTTTTGGTATTAAAAACCAAGATGTGGTAGATGCCAAGGGTGAAATTAAAGCAATCAAAGACGTAGAGAAGGAAGAAAGAAGAGAGCAGAAGAAAGTAGAAAGAGAAATAGAAAAAGCTGCTGAAGAAGAAGCTGAGATAGAAGATAACATGCTTGATCAGGACGAGCAGAGAGAAGAGGGTGCTGAAGAAGTTCAGTGCGCGGCTGTTAGTGGATCTGGCAAACGTTGCTCTAACATGGCTTTACCTGGTAAAAACTTTTGCACTATACACGAGCAGGTTGAACAACGTGAAGACGGTAAAGAAGTTCAGTGCTCACATATAAAATCAAACGGCGAGCGCTGTAAAATGAAAACAAAAAATAACTCAGGAAAATGTTACTACCACGATTAAGTTTATTATTAACCTTACTATTTAGCTGTACACTACTACAAGCTCAAGAACTAAAGAAAGCATTTAAGTTTTCTACGTTCTACGCAGCTGTTAACGGAGGTAACTCCGTGTCGGATCAGACTATATACTCTGTTACTGATGGATTAACTCAAGAGACTATAGCGACTCCATTTGACTACAGTTTGTCTATGGGTGTACGTAAAATCGCTAGGTTTGGATACGAGAATAGAGCTAACGCTTTCTACGATGGAACAGAAACATCTTACTCTGCTGATGCTAATATAGGTAAGCGCAACGGTATAGAGTTTCTTGGAGAGGTTACATACGAAAGACAGCAAGGCCGGGAGTTCTTCAACCAGCACCACTTTTTTCGTTACATTGGAGATAAAGTTATGGCAAAAGTTGAATACCTTGAAGACGGGTTTGCAGACATCGAGTACTTCGAGGCCTCTCAAAGATATAGACTTAAGCTCGGTAAGAAGTTTTCTATCCACGCAGGAGTTGCTCAACGTATCTCAGAGCCCTATGGATATGATCCACTCGCTGAATGGAAACTTGCAAACGGAGATATTCACTACACTTACCTCGCGCTTCAAGAAGGATATACTCACAACCTTACAACTGGAGAATATATGGCTCCAGACGGAACAGTTGTCGCTTCAAACACTGAGGTCTGGGAAGCAGTCACTATCCCTGAAGTCTTATCTGAATACTCTGCTAGAAAAAGAAATGAACTTGCTCGCCAGTGGAATTACTCGGTGGTTGCCGGGTTCGACTTCTATCACTTTACAGAGGACTTCTGGTTCCACACTTGGGGAAATGTTATGCCCTACCATTACGACACAGGTGGGGAATATATGTATCACAACACAGTGGACGGCCAGTGGCTTGACTACTCGGGCGGACTTATTTTCGGACACAGATTCAACAAACACATTGGAGTTTTTCTTGAAGGTAGATATAACAAATACTGGAATAGGGAATGGTATAACTTTAAGTGTGGTGCAAACTATGTAATCTTTTAAGATATGGCTACTGATCAATATAATAAAGGTCCGCTAAGAATAACAGAAGAGGCCTATGAAAGACGCAATAAAAAAATGCGCAAAGATAACCCTGGTATGGGTAAGAGACTTACCAAAGGTAAAAACAAACGAAGAATAAGCTTTGCTTGTAGATTTGGTGCACAGAACCACCCTATGAAGAATAAGAAAGGAGAGCCTACGGCTTATGCTAAAGCTTTAAAAAAGTGGGGTTTTAGTAGCGCTGCTGAAGCTAGAAAATTTTGTAACGCAAATAAAGAAAAGAAATAATGGCATTTAAAATGAAATCACCGCTTGCAAAAAAGAAATGCGGTCCTTATAGAAAGAAAAACGCTCAAGGCAAAGAACAAGGCGTGGACGGTATGGCTTGTTGGGAAGGCTATAGATATGCTGGAACAGAAGACGGTTCAGATAAGTGTGTACCAATAGGAAGAAAATAAAATGGCAAAGCAAATAGGTGAGGATACTAAAGTAACATTAGACCTCAAGACAATAGGTATGGCATCAGCAGGTTTGGCTGCTTTAATTGGTATGTACTTTACACTACAAGCTGATATAGCTTTAGCAAAGGAATTACCTGAACCGCTACCTGCAGAAGTTACTCGTATGGAGTTTGATATGAAAGATCAATTGATTCGTCAAACTATTATGACCACACAAGAAGACGTGACTGAGATTAAGGACGACATGAAACGTATCGAAGAGAAAATAGATAACCTGTAATGATATGGAAACAGATACAATGAACTTTGGAACAGTGATTGCATACATATTCTTAATGTTATGTATGTTCGCAGCTGGTACAGCGCTTGGGCAGAACATGTGTAATAGTGATATTTGTGTTGTGCAGTTTAACGCTAGTTGGAACGAGAGCAATAGTGTAGATTATCTTGATGAACTCACTGATTGCAACGTTATGAACGTCAACATAGATGAAGGTACTTATCAATCTGATTACAAGATAGTTGTAGTGCCTACGATTATAGTATTTAACGGAGAAGAGGTTGAGAGGTTTCAAGCTAATATTATGATGCAAATGGATGCTACTAGGAAAGACGTGCAGAGTGTTGTCGATGAAATAATCTATAGCGATTTTTAATGGAGAAGTATATATACAAAGCTAAACTAGAAAGAGTCGTTGACGGTGATACTATTGACGCTCTAATAGATTTAGGGTTTGATACGTGGGTGAAGAAGAGGATTAGATACAAAGGTATTGATACATGGGAGTCGCGAACGAAAGATTTAGACGAAAAAAAATTAGGTCTCGCCGCAAAGGATCGCAACAAAGAGCTTTTGGAGTCAGTAAGTTCCAAACCAGGTTGCTTCAGATTAAGAAGTCACGGCGTAGGAAAGTACGGTAGAGTACTTGGTGAGATCTTTGTTAAAGATATAGAAGGAATAGAATATAATGTTAACCAAACATTGATAGACGAAGGCCATGCGTATGTTTACGATGGTGGTAAAAAGAAAATGTTTGTCAATAAAGAAAGTAAAAAGAACGTATTATGATTGATTGGATTAATGGCTTTGATGCCGGAAACAAAAAGGAAAAGTATTTTTTAGAATTTAGATTAGGAACCCTAACTCTATTAGAGATTAAGTGGGAAGCTAAGAAGTTTAGGTTTATGATATTCAACTTAGGATTTGAAGTATGAAAAAGCTAGGTTACTTATTTGTAATACTATTTTGGTTATTAGCTAGTTCAGTATTAGGACAAGGTAGTTGGCTGGACATTACTGTACAGACAGATAACTATGCGGCTGAAACATCATGGGAGATATTAAACGAAGACGAAGAAGTTGTTGCTGTTAATCCTCCATACCAGGACAATAGCTTATTAACTATAACAAAGTTTTTACCTGCTGGTGATTACCAGTTTGTAATGATGGACTCTTTTGGTGATGGTATATGCTGTGGCTTTGGCGAAGGTTTTTATAGACTGCACAACGCTTGCGGTTTAGATACAGCTAACTATGAGTTTGCTACCGCCGTTGACACTATAGACTTTACACTTAACCCTTGCTTACCGCTAGTACCAGGTTGCACTAATGATCTAGCGAACAACTATAACCCATGGGCCACTGTTGAAGATGGCACGTGTAACGTAATCGAGTGTGACTCAGCTGAGACGCTGGTGTCTATGGAGTTAACGTTAGACACTTGGCCTAACGAAACTGGTTTTACATTAGTTGATTTAGCTGTTGGTCAGTTTTACGAACAGGTGTTTCCTGGTGAGTACAATTTCGGTGACCAGCTCGTTACGTATACATACGACTTTTGTGTATCACTAGGTTTTGAGTTGATACTAGTAGATACGTTTGGTGATGGACTAAATGGTTCAGCATCAGGTGGTGAAGACGGAGCGTGTGTTATTACAGCTTGTGATAGTGTTATATGGGAGCTAGAAGATTTAGCGTTTGAAGAGTTTGACGGTGGCACAATGTACTCTGGTGCTATATTTACTGAGCCGTGTCCACCTGCACCTGATGTGCCTGGTTGCATGGACGACGATTATGTAGATTATAACCCATTAGCTACAGTGCAAGACACCTGCGAAACTTTACACGTATGGGGTTGCACAAACCCTGAGGCATTTAACTACGATAGCTTAGCTACTATATCAGATAACAATAGCCCTTGTGCTATTAACGTTACTATTGAAGACGATGGCGGTGATGGTTGGGGTAACTCAAAGCTAGGTATGATACAAGGTGATCAACAGTGGTTGTTTACTATGGGCCCTGGTTCGTTTGAGCAGTCATGGACTATCGACTTAGACTCTGACGCAGAGGTAAAGCTTTATTACTTTCAACAAGGTAATGCTCAGCAATCAGCTCAAGAGTTAGCGTTCCAGACTCTACATAACTCTGTATTGATTACTAACGAAGCTGGTGATACATTATTATCTGAGGGTACAAACCCTTTCTTTGATAACGGACAGGGTGCGTTACAACCGTTTGACGAACCTAACTGGACTACATATAGCTTTGTACCTTACTGTGGTGATAGCTGTGAGCCTTTTAGCTACGGATGTACAGATATGATGGCGCAGAATTACAATGCTGATGTAAACACGGAGGATGGTAGCTGCTACTATCAAGCTGGTTGTACTCAAGCAGGTTACTTAGAATATTATACACAAGGATATGAAGCTGACTTTGATAACGGTAGTTGTAATACTCTCGCGGTATTTGGCTGCATGGATAGCGAGGCTTTTAACTACAACCCAGAGGCAAATGTAGATAACGAAGGTTGTATACCTGTAGTACTAGGCTGCACGAACCCACTTGCCTTTAACTATAACTCGGCTGCTAATACCGATGATGATAGCTGTATACCCTTCATCTACGGTTGCACAGACGCAATGATGTTTAACTATGATCCAGAAGCTAACGCTGAAGATGGTAGCTGTATTCCTTACATTTATGGTTGTACTGATGTGTACGCCTTTAATTATGATCCGTTGGCTAATACTGACAATGGCTCGTGCGAGGAAGTGGTGGTCGACTGTATGGACCCGCTAGCCTACAACTACAACGAACTTGCAAACGAACCTGCAGACAATTGTTTATACGACGCTGGTTGTGTAACAGGACCTGGTGAACCTTACTGGTTAAACGATATGTGTTATGCTTGGGTTATTCAAGCGGATCCATTCTGCTGTGATGAAGCGTGGGATGCTACGTGTCAAGATACATATAACTACTGTTCATCTACAGGTATAGAATCCATATTAGCTGGTGAAGACTTAGTTGTCTACCCAAACCCAGTTGGTAACGTGTTAAACATAAATCAAAAAGTTGACATAGACGTGATCGATTCAAACGGACGTATCATAGTATCTAAAACAAATACGAACGCGATAGACGCGTCCCTATGGCCTCCAGGAATGTATATGGTACGCATTGTTTGGAACGGTCGCGTTGTTGTCAAGAAGATTATCAAATGATTAAGTGGATAGGTCAACATATATTTGACTTCATAGCTAGGTTTCGTAGTGATGTATATATTGAAAGTGACATATATATTGAAAGTAATCTTAGAATAGATAACGCAACTATAGGCAGCGTACAAACATCTTTAGAATCATTTGCAGATAACGACACTAGCTTAATGACGTCAGCTGCTATTGACGATCGTATTAATGCTGCTGGTGGTGGCGTAAGCGTATCTGATAGCACCGCTAATACAGACTTTCCCGTAGTGTTTCACGACGAGTCAAACAATCTACACGATGACACAGCTGCGTTTACATATAATCCTAGTACTGGTAACGCAGTTATCCCTAAGATACAGACAGCTGGAAACATAGAACTAGGTCACGCGTCAGATACTACTATAGCTAGATCTGCGGCTGGTAGAGTTACTATTGAAGGAGAAGAAATAGTTACTACTAGAACACCAGGTTTAACCAGTGCCGCAGCTGGTATACCATGCGCGATAATGCAGGTTAGAAGAACTATAACACAGGCTGAAGCTAACTCTATGCATTCAACACCTATTGAAATAGTTCCAGCTCAAGGAGCCAATACTGTCATTATACCTTTAGGAGGTATGGTAAGGATAGATAGAGCTACTACTCAAAGTAATAGTGCTACTGACTGGAACATGCACTACGCTGATCAGGAACCAGGTGCTTACCTTACCACGTCAATTCATCACATAAGAAGATTTATGTACAACGAAGCTGGTGATAGAATATATCACATAACACCTGGTCTTGCGTCCACAGAAGTAGCTCAAAATTTAACTGACGACGTTAACAAAGCTGTAGAGGTTAGCTTTGATTCAGCGGCAACAACAAATGCTTTTACAAGCGTGGATGTGTATTTAACTTATTACGTAATATCAATAGCATAATGGCACTATCATCAGCAAAACACGAAAGTTTTTATGTGACTTCAGGAGGAGGAGCAGACGAAGTATCTGCAAAAAACTTAACTAACGCAACGAATGGTTGGGCTGCAGAAAAAGCCGAGGGATGCACTAAATATATAAGTGATCCTATATTAGGTCCGTTAATATATCAGCTTCAGCAAATGCAAGATGAGATTGATTATCTTAGAACAGAGATTAGTGCTAATAAAGATAAGACTGGTATAACTACAAGTCAAGCAAACGCTATTACAGCCAACACAGCTAAGACTTCTTTTCCAGGTTTAGGCACGTCTAGCACAACAGCATTAGCGGGTGATACTACAACTATATCAGGAGCTCAAGCTAGCGCTATCACGGCTAACACAGCTAAGACAAGCATGACTTTAGGAACTAGCGGATCTACGGCTTTAGCGGGTGATACTAAAATAGTTGGTTATGTAGGTAGTAGTGATACGAATATAACTATAGGTAACATGGCTTCTGCTACGGCGAAAGGGCAAACTACTTATACACTGCCTATAACAGTAACACAAAGTGGTACAGATAAACTCGGAAACCCTACGACACTAACTAAAACAGCGACACTAACACTAACGTAAAATGGCATTAACAAATCCGTATACAGGTATTTATGATATAGACAGCGTCTCAAGCGGTGTCACAATGATTAATAAGTTTTCAAATAAAGGTAACTTAAACTCCATTAGTATATGTAATCAACACGCGTCAACTACCGCTGTTGTTACGTTGTATCTTGACGATGGTCTTGGCAACGATAATTCTGATGTCCACATAATTAACGCTGTGTCGATACCAGCTGGAACAACATTGGTGCTTGACGGTAACGTTAACTTTAACAACGACACGTACGATTTAAAAATAACTAATACAGGTGGTGTACCGCTTTCTATAATAACAAGGTAATGGAAAACATAAGTAAACACATAAGCTATAAAGAAGCTACTCGTAGCAACACGGCTCTGCGTAGGGGTATAGAAAATATACCAGACGTAGAAGAGTTAGAGAACATGAAAGTTATAGCTGAAAAAGTATTTGAACCGCTAAGGAAATGGGTTGGAGGTCCGATTAAAATAAATAGTTTCTATAGATCGCCTGAGTTAAACGTGGCGATTGGAGGTAGTAAAAAATCCCAGCACTGCCACGGTCAAGCAATGGATATCGATGATACATATGGGCATAGAAGTAACGCTTCAATGTTTCACCACGTAAGATACAACATGGATTATGATCAGATTATTTGGGAATTTGGTGATGATAAAAACCCAGCGTGGATTCATATAAGCTATGTATCAGAAGAAGAAAATAGACACAGGTGTCTTAAAGCTGTAAAGAAAAACGGTAAGACACATTACGAATTAATGTAAAGAAATAATGGCAGATTTAAAAGTAACAATTACCGAAGATATATCCTTAAACAATAAGTCTAGAGGATCGACAAACAGTTTAACTATTACAGGGATTAACCACACTGTGGATAGAATAGTAACATGCCCAGCGAGTCAAACAACTACTATAGCCACGTTCAACGCTAATGTGTACGGCGCGGCTAACGCTGTTGACTTAGAGGATACAAAGTATATTCGAATCACTAACTTAGATAGTTCTAACGCTATTGAGTTAGCTGTGGTTGGAGCCGCTACGTTGTATCAAGTCAGTGTAGCCGCTGGTCACTCACATATATTAGGACCTCCAGATGATTGTATGTTAGCAGAGGCAGATACATCACCTTCGTTTGGAACTATGGCTGACTTAGCGAGCATACAGGTTAACCCGGGAAGCAACGCTGTTAAAGTTGAAATGTTTATAGCAGGCGCGTAAGTACTGCTACAATAAAAAAAAGGGGAGCCTTTCGGTTCCCCTTTTTTGTATCCGGTGGTTTAGGTTATGTAACCTCACACGATCCACCTGAGCAAGCTAGCTCACCAGAAAGATCTGTATTATCCTCGGTCTCCATTACATTTGATAAGTCAACAGTATCTAGTGACTTAACCATTTCATTAAATTTAGTTTTAGTAATGTCCTCAAATGGAGCTTGAGTATATGTACCACCGTTGTATGGTAGAACAGATAAACCGTTATAGTATTCTCTGTTCTTCCACATCCACTCACCAGCCTCATCCCACTCGTTAGCTTTTAAACTAATTGTGGCAGAAACATTGTGGGTGTTTGAACCAGCCCTATGACCAGGCGATACCCAGTCGGTTGATACTTTCTTTACTCTCTCAAGTAAATCAAACGCAGACTCAGTTCTTACAATACAACCATCAGGTGCCGCTTGCGGTACACTGATCACAGCTGTATCATGAGGTCTGAAGTATTCGTCTTCAATCAACTCAGGGTGGTTCTTAACTAGATAAGAATAAATAGCTTCGTTCTTGCCAACTCGTAGTCTACGCACGTAGTGCTTGTTGTGCCAAGCGTGTATACCAGATGATGTACCTAGTACTAGCGATGTGGTGCCTGCTGGTTTAACACACGTTGTACGCGCTGCCTTGTTGATACCAATAAGCTTAGCAACTCTAGTGTTTTCACGCTTAACTATATCAGCAGCTTTTTTCATATCAAGATTCATAACCTTGTTAGAGCCGATGCCTGTCATTGATACACCAATCAAAGCGTCTTTCTCAGTTGTATCTTTCCACACCTCACGTAGATAGTGGAAGTCTGTGTAACCTGCTTGTAGCGTACCTATGAAGGCAGCAACTTTAACTCTGGCATTTAAATCATCTTGATCAACTATATCTGATACGTTAACCTCACATAGGTTACAGAACTGATAAGGACGAAGAGCAATCTCGCAACACGGGTTTGTTCCCCAGTCCTTATCATTGTTTAGATATATACCAGGCTCGCCAGCTCCTGATGCTTCAACTCTTTTCCACAGATCCATAAAGAAGTTCTTCTTAACTTTATGTCTCATCAACACAGCGGAGTTATTAGCTCTACCACGTTGCGGGTTAAGTTCCCACCAGTTACCTGACTTACATGATATCATTTCTTCATCTGTAGCACTAAATAAAGATATAAGTGCTGCACGCCTAATACCACCAGCAAGCACAGCGTCTGCAATATGGCAAATAATGTCATGAACTTCGAGGCTAGTGAGTTGCGTTCCATCTTCTTTGTTATCTAATATACCTTGAACTTTAACTAAGCATTCTTTGAGTGGCTGTGGGCCAGGAGCTTTACCTCCTGACGTCACTAGCCTTGCGCCTTTAGGTCTAATGTCTGAGTAATCAAATTTTACTTTAGAACATCTGCGACCACCAAGGTACGATTCAATAAGCACTTTAACGGCATCTGCCCAACCTTCAATGCTATCACCAATTACAAAACGCCTGTGTCGCTTTTCAAACGGTTTAATGATGTGTGGTAGTCTTCCAACGTGGTGCTGCTGCACTGAATAACCCACCCCACAGCCTGAAAGAAGTAAGAACATAGTCTCGCTAAAGCTATCAATGTGGTCAATAGGTAGGTAACTACAGTTATACAACCTGTTCGGAGATATTTCAATGGGCTTGCCACTAAACTGGAGTGAACGCATTGACGGTAAAACTTTTTTATCATATACATATTTATAAGCTTCGTTTATTTGATCTACTAGTTCAGGATATTTCTTAACGTGCATCTCTAAGTTACGCGTAACTAACTCCTCCCATGTCTCTCTTCTGTTAAGCTCAGGTATATACTTCGCATACTTCATATGCACTGTAATATCTGATAAAATATCTCTGCTAATCTGACTCATTAATTCCTTTTAAAACTGTTAAACATATATCTATAAACGGTAGGTATAACACGTGGTTATTCCTATCCTCTTGTTCGTAAGACCTAAATCCTACTATTATACCTGGGTAAAACCCAATACTTAATTCCCAATTCATTGTTTGCTTTTTATTAGTTCTACAACTTTATCGCATTCCTTCTGATTCTGGGGTTTATATAAAGTCACAGGCATATTGTGTTTATTAATGTATTTCTTAAACATTTTCCAACGCATAGGAAAACTTTCATTTGCCCTGCCCTTTGTTTCAATTATAAAACCCTCACCGATGAAATCAGGAGTGTATTTGATAGGTAATATTTTCTTTTCTCCGCGATTTACCATATCGCCTTTACCGTTGCTCTGGCGTTCGTAACATTGTATCTCACACATAAATCCTTCTTGAAGAACAAATGTCTCCGGCTCGTACTCGGCTTTGATCTTAGCTTTCTTTAGTGCTTGATACATATAACGCTCAAGACCCGAGGCGAAGGTTATACCGTCATAGGTAACCTTCTTTGACCTTACTGGACCTCGTTTCCTGCTTTTCGTTTTATGAGTTTTTGAACGGCCCAACGATTTCGTCTATTAATTCACGAGCTGTTTGTATATATAGTATTGCATCCATAAGTTCCTCTTGAACATCGTTAAGATAACCGTCAAGATGTTTGTGTCCACCGCGCATTTCAGCATCTAATGTACGACCATACTTTTTAAAACCTTCATCAGATCGCTGCATAAACTTTTCACATACGCGTTGTACCACTGGATCGCGAAACGTCATAATTACTTTTTTATTAGACGACTTTGAGTTCATTATTTCTCTATCACTCATAACGTATCTTTTACAAATGTCCCGTTAATCATCTTACCCGTGCGCTTACTGATAACGTCGTATGCTTGATCAATACAAAGCTCAATCGACGTGTCACCTAATCTAGCTAAGTTTGTAAGCACAACAACCATATCACCAATAGCGTCTATAAACTCAGCTTCATCTTGCTTTAATATAGCTCTGCCAAGCTCACCAGCTTCTTCCATGAGTTTTAAGTATTGAGTTTTAGTATCACCTTTGTCATACAAACCTCGTTCATCTGCCCACGTTCTGATTAAATCAAAACGACTATGAAGATGCTCACGTTTATGGCCACTCATGTTTAACGCGCCCGTAGTTGTTCTACAGCATTCGTTGTTATCAAAGTACCTAGCAAACGCCTTATTATATACGTAGCACCTATCGTTATTATACATAGATGTTTTTACGTTTTCCATAATCCACCTAATAGAGTCAGGGTCAATACAGCACCTACCGTGATCTGTCTCCCAACTCATACCGATCTCATCCATAAGCCTACCTTTAAGCTTATTTACTGGGCATGGAAATGTAGTTGTTTGTTCTGTTATGTTTATATTCATTGAATTTAATTCTTGTTTTATAGGGTTTAAATCTTTATACAGTTTACGATCTACTTTGTAGCCATATTCTTTTTGTAGCTCTATCTCCTTGTGAGATATATAACAAATGTCGTCGGACATGTCTAGTATTTCATATTCATCTTCTGTATAACCTTGCTGACGTGTAACTCTTTCCTCCAGGTTATTTGTTACACCAATCTTTTTACCTGGTATGTGGTATATACAATATGTCATTTTGCTTTACTAATAGATATAACATCTACCGACTTCATGTTGACACTACAAACCTTATTGTTTTTTGTAGGAAACGTGTGGTGCATATGGCTACCGTCCTTAAAAAAAACCGTAACGTCTCTAGTTTTTTCTACACCGTCAAGAAAGTGTAAGCAAACAGCATTATTACCCTCTGGTTTTACAAAGGTTTTTTCATCCGCTAGTGTTATACTGACGTGAGTAGTATCCTGCGCTAAACAACAGCTCACTGTAATCCAGAATAAAACAACGAATATGTATGTTAGTTTATTTTTCATAGTTTATTATTATATAAGTGTAAATTATGTGCGTAATGGTAATACTCACCTACGTCAATACCAAGCTCGTATGCTACAAGCATTTGTAAGTTAGCAAAACAATACTGATCGTTACAGAAGCCAAACCATAAATCGTTTGATCGCATAACTACAGCCATGTTAAGCTTATTAGTTTTAGGCATTATCGTAAACTGTACAGCGTAAGTACATGGCGTATCGTTATCGTATGCGTGTATTTCCTTACCATCATATATCGATATAGCAGCTTGTCTAGTAGATTGTAGATGGTGCAACTCGTTAGATAACATGGTTATAACTTTCTCAAGCTGATCGTTACGGTTCCATTGCCAGCCATAGTTAGAGTTAACGTTACCATCTTCATCGGCCATACGTTTCCATATTGGTGGTACTTTACCATACAAATCACCTAGCTTATGTATACTGCGATCGCCCGATAAATACCACTGCCATTCAGCTTCGGCATATTCTCTGTTCCACTCACGCTCTTTGTTTAGTATAAATATATCACGCGGTTGTTCCATGGTAAAGCCTACATTGAATAAAGCTTTAGTATCACCAAACTCTATACCATTACATCTGATTTCGTTTAGGAAATAAGTAAAAGCAGAGTCCGCATTGTAAAATCTATTTTTCATATTTATCGTAGTAGTATTTATAGTATTCGTAAACTTTAGCCATAACTTCTTCTCCTGTGTATGTGTTAGGATCAACGCTTGATTTGTTGTTGATTTTTATATCAATAGTCCAATCATCTTCTGAATCCCATATAGGAGAAAAACCAACGACTATACTGTTGTTCATACACCAAGCAACGTGCTTCATGTTATCATCAGTATAAGGTATTGATTCGGGTGCTCTACCTAAACCTTTTTTCTTTTTCTTTTTCTTATCGTTTATTCCCATGGCATAGCTTCTTGTTCAGCAACGTCCGCCATCATAGGTACAAAACTACCAGATCTAGGTTCCCACGTAAAATGAGCTTCAGCTCCGTTCTCACCTAGGTTTTGGAATTTAACCTTGAGTACCTTCGCTTTAACCGTTTTATTTTCGTAGTCAC